GGCAGTTATCCCGAAAGAAGAAATATACAATATCCAGCAGAAATGATATTCGCTGAAGAATGGGAACGAGTGAATAAAAGAAGAGCAGGAATCAATCATGGATTTGGGATATTGGAATTGATATTAGAAGATGATTCCTCCCATATACATATGACTCAACGAGATGCCTTTGTAGCCGCTTCTGTCATACAATGGCTCGGCACGAATATCGGTTTGGCTTTTGTAACTAAATGTGAGCGAAAGGTTAAAAAAATGCTACCTAAACTTAAACCGGCTCAAATTTTTGTCCAAAGAGCATTAAAAGGGCAAGATAAAACTGGGAGCGGACTGGTGTTGTGAGCTGGCAAAAGCACTTTGGAAAGGACCCAGTTACCGCTCCCGGATATCGCATGTTAATTTTCCTTTATTCTTTCTAACCAATCTACTCGCTTGATAATGAACAATGATAGGGGATTCAACCTTATCTTCCATATCAAAAATCTCACAATACTGAGGAGGTAGATTATAAAAATTGTCACCCAATATCTTTTGTAAAGACCTTTGGTCCCATACATAAGGATTCTTCTCACATTCTTTCTCCCATCTCTCCATCAATTCATATATCTCTTCATTATTCTTGAGAAATATGGTGCCACTTAAAATTTCAAATCCAGTTACTCTATTCTTTTTGTAACGGGTACGGTCAAAAAGATGAATCGCTATATTACAATCCAGTTCCTCAAACAAATTAGGATAGGCAAAAAATACAGCATCACAATCCACATAAACAATATTCACATCAGGAAATTTTCTTAGCATCTTTTTTATAAAGGTTGGTTTATAATGAGTATTTTTATACCAACTTCCCAAACTATCTATTGCTTCCACATAATAAGGAATATCAAATTCTTTCAGAGATTCAATAAAGGTTTTGGCGAATATCTCGTACAAGGTATCCATCGTATAATAACCGACTATAATGAAAGAATTCATTTTATTCCTTTTACTTGATAATCTCTTTTGTTCATGCTATGTGAAGTACCTTTCCCTTTATGCAATATATTAAAACCACAATCAGAAATCATTTTGGATGCTGTGTCCCTCGTATACCCCCATTTATGCCACCATTCAGAACCCCATTGATTCTTATGTCCAACATCTCCATAAAGACCTCCAATATATTTATTGATATCACCTTCGTAAGGAGGTCCCCCTGTCTGCAATATATCTATCATTTTCAAAATGTCTGGACCTTCCATTAACAGAATACCCTGTGGTTTGAGTAATTCATAACATGCTTTCACCAATTTGATGGCTTCATCTGGAAAGAAATGTTCTATAACATGAACACAAAATATCCCAGAAAATGTTTCGGGTTTGAAGATATGTAAAAGCTCTTTGATATCTCCAAGAATATCCGTTTTTAGATTTCCAACAGTAAATTCCTTAATATCAAAATTTATATAATCTTTCAATAACATGACGCCACTACCAAGATTGAGTTTTGGATTACTCAAACATTTTACTCTATCATTTTTAGAGCAATTTCTTTGACATAATTCACAGAGATAGTTTTCCAACATTTGTAATCTCCTTTGCAAGGAATATCGTTATAACAATAACTGCAATCTACAATACTTACAAGATTGATTTGGTCCTCATATCCATTCCATTTTGGGTTAGCCCACCCTCCAAATAAAACAATAGCAGGGATATCCAAGGCTTTCGCTATATGAGAAATGCCTCCTTCTGCACATACCACACAAGTATATTCTGCTATCTTCTTAATCAAACCTAACATTTTATCACCAGAAGTGATTTGTGGAATGAATTCGAAATGAGGTTCTTTTGATAATTGTTCAAAGAAAGGCCAAACTTTTTTGCGATGCCAAAGTCCTTTATGTATTGTTTGTACACCTATCACATTTCTTTTTGAAGGCAAATCCTTCACATAAAGTTCCGGTTGTAAAATAGGCTTTTTCGTCCTAAGATTATAAGCCTTACAAACAATCTCCCAATCAGAAATGATATGATGCTTGGTGGGAGCAATACCTTCTGCCGGTGCTGGATAACCAAGAAATACCCCTTCGTTTTTATGTCCTATTATATCAACAAAAGGATTATTATTCAATAATGAAGGTCTACTCGTATTCATCACAAGATAGGAATTTGGATAGGCTTCTTTTATCACTCTGAAGGTTGGAGTAATAAATAATAAATCTCCTATTCCATTAAAGGACTTGATTATAATCTTTTTAGTGGTAATTTTCTTGGACCTCCTTCACAAACGAAATAAATGTTACTCAAATCTTTTTCGGTTTTATATTTTTGATACCAAGCATAATAAGCAAAGAAACTATTATTTGGAAAGATTGGAATATCTCTGTTGTGCATAAGAATACTTCCAACACTCATATCATGTCGATGTCCCAATACCTTTTTATCTGATGAAACCTCTCCATTCCTGTTTCTCCAAGCACCTCTAAAACAAGAACCTTCTTTAGCATAACCAAAAAATTCATCAAAGAAAAGTTTTGTTTTCTCATCACTCAAATCACAACCTATAAGACCGCCGGAAAACATAGGAAGTTTGAATGCGTCCTCACGTTTCATTTTCATTCTTTTCAAACAATTATCTGAAACCCATTGTCCTAAAGAATATCCTGAATTTTGAACGACCACCTTCTTATTACAAATCATTTCCAATAAACCTTCCAAATTTCTAACAGCCCAAAAAGAAGCATCTACCCAAAGTAATTGTTCATAACCTTGTTTTCGAGCCTCATTCAAAGCATGAAATTTGAAAGCATAAGGAATATCATTATGAGATGGACATTTCAAATTATTATCATCGAACAGAAGGATAGAACCTTCAAATCTCATCCTTTTCAAACTCTCCTTTAATCTTGCTTGACCATGAGGATGCCAAGTATTTCTTGTGATATAATTAACCACACATAATTTTTTATCTCTCATCAAACTCGACCCAATTCCAATCAGCCGGATTATTATCAAATGGTTTATATTCCTTTATCTGAGGTAATCCAAATTCATTAAAAAAATTCATACCTCCATGTGAATTATAATTATGTTGAACAACACAATCAGGAGCATAAATATCCGAAGCAAAGAAATTTGAAGGTAAATTTTGAACAGTAATTCTACTCTTCTTAATAGCACAAGCCAATGCGGGCATCTCTCTACCCTTTCCTGTTTCTTTCCATATTCTATTCCACAGGATAAAGAAATCCTTTAAACCTCTTCCAAAGCATATGATGGCTCCGTTATACACACATAAAGGTAAAATCACTTTCGATTTTTTCATAGCCTTTTTATATATTCTTAGGATTTTATCTCCTAAAACCCACCTCAAATACATATTAAGAACCAAATCTTTTCCCTGTAATAAATCAAAGACGTGTTCAATCCCATTCCTTCTTATTACAGCATCACAATCTAAATACAATGTTTCATCAAAAGGACTATACAAATCCATTCTCGTTTTATAATCTCTATTTCTATTTTGGGGTGTGTTGAAAACAGAAAAAGATATGTTTTTAATACCATTCCATTTTTCATTCCTATCAGAAACATTCGTGATAATATGTATAGGTAAATCAGTAAACAAACGAGAATGAATAATTGTATGCACAGCTAAATTATCATATTGCTTACCAAAAACGACATATAACAAACCTCGTTTCATTTCACAACCTCAGCAATCATAATATCTTCAGCCTTAATTATACCAGATTCAAGAAGACCTGATATAAAGTGAATTCGATAATCAGAATTTATTTCAAACAACAATGATTCTATCTCTTCTATATTGGTGTTGAATAACTTAAAAAGACGCACATCATCAATTATTATAGTATGGTCTTTACGAGGATGTTGTGTTATTATTTGTAATTCCTTAACAAGTGGCCATTCCTCAAGTTCGGCTTTATTTATATCTATATCCTTACTGTATTCCAAACTATGAGCATCCAAAACAAATGTCATTCTCTCTTTGATGTTTTCTATTACAGACCACAATACCTTCACACTATCCCCATGGATAATGGTTATACTATCATCTTTTATAAATCTTTCTTGAGTTCTTTCCCAAATCATTTTTGATACTTCTATTGATAATATCTTATTGAATCCTACCCTTTTAGCAATCTCCACTCCATTGCCCAAATATGTTCCTGTTTCTACCAAAATTGGATTCAAATAATTCTTCAAAATGTCTTCTGTTAAACTCATTTTGTTTCTTATCTCACCAATAATAAATTTTCTGCTGTCGAATGATATAACCTAAATTTGTATTTGACTGTCAAATCCAAAATCCTTTGAGATTGACCATCGAATTCAACACAAATCATTTTCAATTTAGTTAATTTATCAAATGGTAGATTTTGCAGTATGGCAAAACTCCAACCTTCTGCATCTATATTGACAAAATGGAAATTGTAATCTATATGAGAAAATAAATCATCCACCGTAATCACTTCCACTTGAATCTCAATCCATTTTCTTTTACCTTTTTCACTCCATAATTTTGCATGTTCTATATCAAATGTACCAACAGCATCCCCATAAAAATTATAAAATGGAAATGTACCTCTCTTCACACCAATACCAACCTTGAGAATCTTGATTTTGTTGTTATTCCAATATAATTTCTCCAAAGGTCCTGTCACAGATGGAGAAGGTTCAATGCAAACACCACCCCATCCTTGTAAAGCGAGTTGATGTGTATTACTGAAAGTTTTTCCATCATAGGCTCCTATATCCAAAAATCTGCCTTGCCCGCCTTTGAAAAATCTCAGAATATATTTTTCTTCGTCTCGTTGAGAAAACATTTCTATCCTTTTCCATCATTTAGGAAAACCAAGTTTCTTTCTTCTGTTATAGGTATTCTCATCATCCTTACCCAATGAAGTATTTCTTCTATATACTTCATCTCTATCCTTTCCCCATCCTTTCCAATCATGCTTCACTATAACCTTGGGGATATAAATAGCCTTCCCCATTCCGTAAACCTCATCTGTAAACTCGTTATCACAGAAGAAACTTTTATAATCAGGATGATAGATATATCCAAACATATCATATAACTTCTTACCCATTATGGATAAGGTTATAGTTCTATCCTTTCCACAACAATCATCATTAAAATGCAATGCTCCATCCATATCAGGAAAATGTTGACACATCTTCTCCACTATGATAATATCAAATCCAGAAACAATTGGAATCATATCATCTGAAATAAGGAAGAGAATATCAAAATCCAACCCTTCCATATTGGCATTGATGGCTTCCATCTTCGTTTTGTGGTTACCATAATGGTAAGACAATACTGGCTGGGTATCCATAAATTCTTTCATTTCAGAATTATTCATTGTCTCATCATCTTCATTCAACGAGATTACAAACTGATAAGCGAAATTCATACTCAGCATATGATAATACCTAATCAAAGTTTCTTGAAACCATTCAGGTCTTCTAAATGTCGGATATTTGAATAAGATTTTCATATATCAACCTGTTAGATAATAATAGATTGGTCCTTTTATACAGACTTCGCTCTTGAGTAGAGGATGCAATTTTAATGAATATTCTTTATCTTCACCTTTGGATTTATCCGAAAACATAACCTGCAAAGCCAATTCTCTTTTGACAGGAGAAATATGATTGGGACACCTATAATATACATTATCCCGTTCAAACCATGATTCATAACGAAGTGAATGAATAAATTTTCTCCTGCGGTTTTTCTTTCTAAAAAAAACTTCTCCCTCTACTCCTACACAATCCGGATTGGAAGAGATGGCTTTCAATATCTTGGATATATAATTATCGGATATATCATCATCATCATCTATAAAGACCACATAATCCCCTTTTGCCTTCCGAAGTAGAATATTCCGTTTGGCTCCAATGGATATCTTCCTGTTATCTGATTCTACTAATATCTCCACTCCTTCTATCCTTTGTTTATCTAATTTACACATCAATTTCTTCAGCAATCTTTCTCTACCTTTTATGGAACAAATAAGGATAGATAATCGTTTTTTCGTTTCATGCATCACATCATCCAAAAGATTATAGGAAATTATTTCGGTAGCTTCTCTCTCCTTTTGTGGAGGAGATTCCTCTTGTACTTTACCAAAAGATTGATATGGTATCATATCATTCAATCTACTGACACTCGAACAAGATATAACCTCTATATCTGTTTTATCTCTAATAAATTGCAAAGCCAATTTGAAATTCTTATAATATCTTTCAAAAGTAATGGTGCTAATTCCTTTCTCCCCATATCTATCATGGTAATGGCTATTCGGCTTAGTTGCTAAATCAAATCCTAACAGATATATTCTTTCATAACCTAATAACACAGCTAATTGAAAACCACAAAAACCACTATTATATCCCGTCTTAAAATCCTTGAAGGTAAGACCTATACCATCCGTTCCTGCATTACGAATAATCATATTTGGAGCAAACAGATTATATACGAATTTAGACTGACTATGAATAAACCTACCATTTCGCCATTTCATTGTTGCGTGTTCTGGATTGGAAACTACAACCCAAGTGGTATCTATTCCCTTAAAATATCCTTCTTGTAATTTACGAAAAATACCTGAATCTGCTGTGATACAATATGTAGGATTTGGAACGTCGAAAGCAGCTACATTGACAGCAATAGTTTCCTTATCTTTTAATTTTCCAAAAGGAAAGCCTTTCAAACTGGCTCCACCTCCTATAATGAATACCTCCCTTTTCACTTCTTTTTTCATGTTAATCTTTCTCAATAGATGAGCATATATTCAATTACTACCATGAAAGCCGGCAAGTCTGCTGTGACTCCATTAGTCACACTCAACATCATATGTTCCGCAGCAGTATATTCAACATTGCTTAAACTACCTAAATCTTCATAATCATTTGTAGGTGGTTGAGTTCCTGTATTATAGGTTTTGGTAACTAAGGCATTACTGGCATCATCTTCTAACAAGATAACTGAAGTATTAGCATCATCAACATCAGCAGGAGCACCTTGTGTTAATATACCTGCTGACAAAATCAAACACTTTGTAGGTGAAACGAATATAGGTCTGTTTGCAATATCCGCTCCAGCAGCCAAATCCTCTACAGCTATCAATGCCAATTGTGTTTTATAACCCAAATCAGGATTGATAAGAATACGAGTAACATTTATCGCAGTAGAGGTCTTGGCTATACCCACCACTTGAGGATTGGCTGGTGGGGTCACAGTTAATTCTCCTGCAACCTCACAGAGATATAACAAATCATTTCTTGTGGCAGCTAATCCTGCAGAAGAAAAGGCACTGTCATCATAATCCATCCAACCAAACAATTGAAGTCTTCCATTACTTCCAGAAGTAATAGCAGCAGGAGCCATACCTATACACGGTCTTCTGGTGGCGACATTGGCGTCTGCTTTATACATCTTGCCATCAGCAGCGGCTATACAACAAGCACTATATTGGTCTATATTCTCTCCCGCCTCTAAGGTAATAAAAAAACCAGCATCAAGGCTATCAAAGTTACCATTAAAAGCGGAACCCCAAAGTCTTACATCAGTATCTGCTTTGGCCAATTTACCTTCCGAGGTATATGCTACAGTCATTTTATACACCTACCTTATCAAGAGTGATACTTTTTTCAAATGTATCCTGTAAATCATAAACAGGAATGAATTTCACAACTGCTGGGTCTTTACTATTCAAATCACCAGCAACCGCATACGTTAAGGTGATTTCTTTATCATCAAATACCGTTTCTCCTGGTTCATATGTTTTGGTGTTGATATGAGTGCCATCTGTCTCCTCAATTATAATCTTCAATTCCTTTATGTTGGCATCCAATCCAGGCGACCCAAAAGTAATTCCACCAACATCCTCTAATAAGTCATTCTCATCATCTCCATAATTCCAACTGCTCCCATTCCCATTGAAAACCCCATCATTGAATCCGCCGTTCTTATCACCATATTCCCATTGCAATACTACTGATGCAGCGTCATAATCTGTAAAACCCTCCCTATTCTCCATATGTAACAGACTAATGGGTGCTGGCCTATTATAGTGTCCTTGAATTGCATGAGAGTAGGCTGTAGTGGCTGCTAATGTATTATAGTAGTCCCCATAGAAGGTAACTGCTTTGAAATATAGGGTGTGTCCTATATCCTCCGATTTTATGATATAGGTATAATTGACATCCAAAGTAGCAAAATTCGCACTTACAGAATGAGCAACCGGTTCTGTATTGAAAAGACCTCTTATCAAATTCTTTATTTTCCAAATACCAGCCACTCCTGTCTCTTCACAATCTTTATAACCAATTATCTCATCATCTATCTTAGCCAATTTCAATCCATTAAACAATTGGGCATCAGTTATAGATGTAGATAAATCAGTTACTGTTCCTATATCAACCTCGAAAGATTCATCCTGATGCCAAGTAGTGGAAGCGGTTGCCAATAATGCCTTAGTCAGTGTTCCTATACTATTAGCATCTCCTCCCGTAATTCCGTCTACAGCACATCTACCAATCAAATTATAACTACTACCCCCATCATTTGATTTATAAATATCCCATCCATTAGCATATTGAGTAATAGGAGCAATAGACAAATTCAATTTAGCTTCATCAGTATCTTCTCTATAAGTAATTCGACTTCCACTCACGGTAGGAATAGTTGGAAGAATATGTTCTGTGGTTTCCGTTGACCATGTTATTGTAGGATATAATTCACTACCATCTTCAACAGCTTTAATCACTATCTTCCTACCATGAGGGGATACAACAAGATTGATGATTCTCATCTTCTGGGCTGTTAACAAATATCCATCGGTTATATCTATTACATCACCTCTCTCCAAACCAAGATATTTATAAGATAAAGCAAAACTGAAAAGTCTTCGTCTACATTGACTGTCTATCCTCATTCGTTCCACCATCTTCTGAGCAAGGGTCGCATTATGAATTCCAGCCAAATCCACTGCATGTTTTCTCAAACCATTATTTCTTATGTCAATATCATCCTTAGCAACGGCTATCGCAGTACCATAATTATCATCACGATTGGTCCATTTAATTTCTGTCCGATTAAACCAATCAGGACTGAAAGGATTTATTTGAACAGGTGGTTCTCCTTCTTCTCTGATTAGGTCATCTTGTGTTATGGAAGCCACAGAATTCTCATCTTTATATACACCCAAACAGAGTTGACCGGCTTGCCAGAAATAATAACCAGCATAATGAGAATTGATATAGTTAATCCAATCAGTCCAAGGCTTAAGGTCTTTGAAAGCAAAACTTAATTTTATATCTTGGTCAATGCAATAATCCAAAGCAGCGTTGAATTTGGTTTCATTTATCAAATCCTCCTTATCCAATCGTATTGCTATCGCTTTAATTATATTGGGTGGATATTCATCATGGGTCTCACCTGCAATCCTATAATTCGTGACATATTCCGCACTGGTAATAATTGGATTAGTAACATAGCATAAATAATGAATTTTCAAAGATTCCCTCACACTCAAATCATCCTTATCCAATATAACCAAACCGTTAGGTAATGAAGGTGATGTTCGACCCACCCATATATGGCGGTCATTCCCCACCCAAAAACAACCTACAGAAGAAACATAACCTGTAGCAATAACATTCAAATCCGTATCAAATTTCCATATATTTACGGTATCACCATTATAAGTAGTGGTATCACCGTAAGCATACAGATAACCATCATGCCATAGCAATTGGAAAAAATCATAATCGGATGCTATCTCAAAATAAGCGATATCAGTCAATGTCGTTAAATTCCACAAACGTAAAGGCAATCTGGAACCGAGTATCTCACTGTTCCCAGATTGATGACCTCCTGTTGCCAATATATCAGCACTTTCATTCAATGCACTACAATAATTTCCTCCATGATAATATGCTTTTGGTGTTAGACCCAAAGTAAAAAACGTGGCTGCGGAACCATCTGCTGCAATCTTTGCTACTTTTCCTCTACCGTATTCGCCCGCATCTTTAATTTCTGCAAGATAACAACAACCATCTGAATCTACATCCAATATATAACTATCATTTTGTCCATCTGGATGATAAAATTCCCATATCAAAGCACCATCACTCACTCGATATTTATATAAAATTTCGAAATTAAGAGTCTGTAAAAACACATAAAGTCCATCTGGGGATGCTTTACAATTCATACCTACTTGACCACCATACCATCCATAAGTAACAGGGTCATCTGCCCAATCGCTTTCAATTGCTAAGGTACTTCGCTTGATACGAATAATACAAGTTTGATAATCGGCAAGATAATTTATAGGTACATAATAATAATCTCCAATTATGCAACCATGCCCATAACCGTAATCTTCCAAATAATTCTGTAGAAAACGAAATATACGCTCATCTCCATCAAGAGTTTCAGCTTGATAGCCTTTATTGACAATTATCCTATCATCAGTAATTTCTACAATGGCATAACCATTACCGCTATCTAATGTAGAAGTTCCACCTACCCTAATTACATGACCTACTTCAAAAGGATGATAAGAGCAAGGTATTCCAGTTAGACCTCCTTCATTCGTAATCACTCCTGCATTCACCAAAACGCCTTTACCATGAATGATATATAAATCATCCCCAATCACACAATGAGATTCTATTCCAACATATTCTGATGACACTTCAAAGAGCATATTTGGTATCTGCTCGGAACTGCCTGTATCATAATTCTCAAAAAGAGCTAAGGCACAAGTCTTGTATTCTGCATAATCTATACCTAATAAGGCAGAAAGACCAGAATTATTCTGACCATCATACCAAGTAAAATCACTCAAAGGCATATTCAATTTGCCTTTTCTTGCACTCATCACCCATGCAGGACCTTCACACACACAAATCAAAAAGGTTCTTCGATACCTGGTTTCATATGTTTTTGCTTCTCCACCACCACTCTTACCTCCCCCACCACTGGAATGAGCTATAGTATACGGTTCAGCCGGTTCAGCATATATGATATTACCAGCTACCTCTTTTGAACCACATATGAATGGTATGGGAGTTCCTTTTTCTGCTGTTTGTACTGGATAATCACCTAACTGTGGAGGGGTACTTTTTGTCTTTTGAGGAAAAATCATAGAACCTAAAATCGCACCCCCAAAGAAACCAAGAGAGGTTCCAAAGCCGGGTAATATCATATTGCCTACAAAGGCTCCAGCTATCGAAATAGCCAATCTACCCCAACCACCATTACTCATATATCTAATCCCAATTTCTTTGAATCAAATCTGTATGCTGAATCAAATCTACTGGCCCAACCATTTTTATTCATCAATGGAGCTATCTTACATTTTTTAGCATTTCTCCAACTATGAACAAATTGTCTATCTCCAATATATATTCCTATATGAGATACACACCTTCCAAACCAAAATAATAGAATATCTCCTTTAAGAAGTTTTTCAGAACCTGATATTTCATTTGTTACTTTCAATAATTCATCACGAATATGGTCATCAGCCATACCATGCAAATTCCAATCAATAGGATATTCTCTAACCTTATAATTCCCCAAATATCCTAAAGTCTTCAATACACCTAAAATCAAACCAGTACAATCACAACCATTCTTAGTCATAGCACGATGTTGATAAGGAACACCAATCCAATTAAGAGCTTCCCGTGCTATTCGTTCCCCAATTTCCATTACATGAAAACCTCTTCAACATTAGGTGTATGCAAGAAACCTAAAAAATGTTCATCATTATTAAATCTGCTCTTGCATATATCGGCATCATATCCACAAGACGGATATATATTATAAGACACTCCCGATACCATAATAAAGGGAAATACATTAAGAATGGTTATGGTATTACCCGACATAGATAAAATGGTAAAGGATAAACCTGTGTTATCTCCACTGGTGATTTCTAATTCTCCTCTTTCATAAAAAGTGGTATTCTCGGCAGGTGTTCCATTTACATATATTGAATCACTACCGATATTTTGTAATTCCTCATCATTGACAAATTGTGCTCCAGATTGTTCCACATACCATATTGTACCTGTACTCGATGTTAGATAAACGATATTGACCACAACACCCGTTCCACTCCCGGCTTGACCTGTTACGGTATCTCCAATTTCTATAGGAGCACTATCATCTCCTCCATCGAAATTTACCTTATATATAATTCCTCTTGTGGTATCTATCAAAGTAGATATACTACCTCCCGTAGCCGTGCCAGCATAAGCATAATTGCTTCTGGTCAAGGTGCATCTTCTTGGATGGTTATCAAATAAATTATGATTGCATGGTTCTTGATAAGCATAAAGCGGAAATTTGGTGGATAATGATTCTTCTCTCTGTTTAAGTTCGAATGTTGCCTGTTGTCGATTATATGATACTCGTATGATACCCACGAATATAATTATTTCTTTATCAGCAGCATAATCATCATCCCATCTAATTATCTTGATGGTGAGCACGGCTTCATTAAGCAAATTATTCTTAACCTTTGTGGCGACATCTCCTATTATATTGGCAATGACCACTTGCATATTATCAGCTTCCGAATCCATAGACAATTGAGCATCCCCTCTTCTCATAGGTAAATCATGACTATAGATATTAGAAGCGGCATCCCAAATAATATCTCTATTGTGAGTGGTATAATAATAGATAGTACCATTAGTCAATTCGATGGAGAATAATTCCGTTAGATTCAATTCATCTCCAGCTAAATGAGCTAAGAATCCAGAATCTAAATTTCTCATGGTTTAACCTCAACCAATTCCAATCCTCTAACTTCCCATTCACCTTTATCTCTAAGAGTTTCCGAATAGGGGGTATCAAAACGAACTCTAAAATAGAATTTGAATATAGCTTCTATAATAGAAGTATCAGCTGGAGTATTACCAGCAGTAAAAACGATGACACCTGTTGAATCATCCAAAGTATAATCAGTACCCTCATCAACTTCAACATCATCCACTTCTACTGTTATCTCTCCAGGTTGAATATCATAAATATCTTCATCCCAATCCTCTGTATCTCCTGAACCTCCTTCAGCATAGGTTTTGAACAATTGAAATTCGCTATGCAGAATATGACCGGAAGTAGAATCACTGCTGACATTTCCTGTTACCGTTATTAAAGTATCTGACCCGCTTAAGGTTACAGAATCAACAACCCAATCGCCATCATGCACTGCACCGGCAGAGCCGTCTATCATAAATTTAGTACCAGCAGAAAAATCAGCTCTATGGTCTCCAGCTATTTTGAAAGTCTCATTAGCAGCACTTGCCGCAGTTATATCATGTTTGGCTTGAATAAATTGGCAGGTAGATGTATTATTATTAACATCGTCTAATCTGAATGAAGTATATTCACCCCTTGCCCTGCGATGAAAATCCAAAATAGACTGTCTATCTGCTGCTTCTAAATAATTGAAATTGATAAACCATCTACGGTCTGGATACACATCAGGTAGATTTCTTTGCTCAGCCTTACCATCCAATCTTACAATTTCTACATTCCAATTCTCTTGGTAATGTAAGGCATATGAAAAATCTTTGGTTACATCATTATTTATCACATCCATAATTATCTACCCAATTCTATTATATCCTGTCTTAAAGGATGTTGACTATTCAATGCCTCCCTCATCCAATCCTGAAAATGTTTCTTTAATGGAGCAACCGCTCTTAATGTATCCTGTGAATCTATCGAACTGATATTGAAATTGGCTGTAAAATTTTTAGTTCCCATTCCTTCCGCTTCTACTCCCAATTTACCACCTCTTCTTGTCAAAGGCATTATAGCCTCTTCGCCTCTTTCACCCATCAATCCTACATCACCTTTAGCCATAGGAAAGAAAGTAGGATTAGACACTAAACCACCGCTTGCAAAAGGCATCATTCTTCCATGATTTATTACAGCACCGGTGGCCACTGTTGCTCCTCCCCCACCCATAAATCCCATGAATCCACTCATTAACTGTGCCGCCATCTTCTCTGTTATTGCTCTAATTATAGCCCGTCGAACAGCATCAAGAACTCCTAACATGGCTTCTTTGAAAGTTTTGGCATTCTCTATCATCTCATACATGGAATTACCGAATTCTGTCTTCATGCTCATTGCTACATCATAAGCAACTTCACCCCATGTTTTGATTTCTTCTTTCATCTGCATACCAGCAGCCTTAAAACCATCAATTAAACTATCAGATGATTTCAATAATTCGATATCCAATTTACGAACCTGTTCCAAATACCATTGATTTAGGATATCTTTATCATCTATGAATTTTTTATATTCCTCCAATTGCATATCGAGCAATTTTATTTCTACATCATAAAGTTCTCTACTCATCCTACCCATCTCAGAAAGCATTGACCGTAGAGCATTTAGTTTATCCTCAGCAAATTCATCTATTCCTTCAATATCTATCAATTCAGATATGATTTTCTTCTTCCCCGTACCAAAAGTAACCAATTCCATAATGGAATTCTTCATACCCTTGAGTATATTACCATAAGGTTCTGCGGCTTTCTTCGCTTCTTGCCATAGCCGTTCAACCTTTCGTTGTGTATCTTTACCATGCAATACTGCCAAATTCTTTTGCAAAATAGAACCAACCTCCACACTACTATCTTTTATATCATCAATGGCTTCTTGCATATATCTTTTAACACTTGCACCATATCCTTTCATAACACCTTCTACAACCCGACTTTGGGCACTTTCTTTGGCTTTCTGTTCTGCTTCCTCCCACAATTCTCTTTGCACCCTCATGGTTCTTTCAGCACGGGCCAAAGAAAACATAGGACCTCTCTGTCCCTTTATGGGAACACCAATTTTCTTTCCACCTTTAACTCCAAATTGACCACCGAGTTTCTTATATTCCTCAAGTATATCCTCTCCACGTACACTGCTGATGATGCTTTTCTTAATGGCTCTCCAAAGACCCTTACCCGTTCTAATAGCCAAATCAATTGCCATCTTTGCAGCAGCTTTCATTAAAATAAGAATCGTATGCAAAACACCTCCAAAACCTGTCGTAAAATCTGTTCTCAAAAAGTTTAATAAATCCCATAACATATCTTTAATAAAAACCACTCTATCAGTAAAAGCAATCGCCCAATCCTCAATAACTAATCGATTTTCCCTTACCCACAAACCTATTTTTTGAATAGATGGAGCCAATCTACTTCCTATGGAAATGGCAACATCCTTTATATTATTCCAAAGTATTTTCATCTGGGATGAAAAAGATTTCAATTGTTTTAATGCCACCTCTCTGGTAATGCCACTCATTTCATCAAGTCTTTTTGTGTATTCTTCTACAGCATCTCCCATTCCTAATATAGGAAGAATAGCTTGTTGGGAACGAGCTTGAAATCCAAGCATATCCAAAGCCACTATCTTCTGTTCCGTAGATAAATTACCTATGGCTTTGGTAAGATTCTTAATTATTTGATGCATTGGAAGTAATTCACCAGTGGCATCAAAAATTTGTATATTCATTTTCTTCCAGGCTTCGGCATTATCTCGATGACCTTTCATCATTAAACGAAGCATTCTACCATACATTGCTCCTGCATGTTCTCCCTTGATACCTTGCTCCGCATAGGCAGCCAACATTGCCACCCCTTCCTCCAATCTGACATTATAGGCCTTCATAGCAGGACCAGCTTGTGTCGTTAAGGATGCAGAGAATTGACGAGTATTGGCATTAGCCAAGGTATTTGCACCTACTAAAACATCTGTCACTCTGGTTAGATTTGTCAGATTCTTTTGAGCTTCTTTAGTTCTTAACCCCAATGCACTTTGAGCATCCATTGCCAAAGTAGTAGCCTCCGCCATATCAAAAGCACCTGCCACCGCAAATTTCTCAACAGCCGGCAAAGCTGCTATTGACTGTTTAACACCTAATCCTGCTGATGCCAGATAGAAATAACTTTTTGCCAATGTCGTTGCTGATGTGACACTCTTAACAGCCATCATCCTTGCTGTGATTTCCATTTCCTTTCTCATCTTAGGAGAGACATCTCCCATAATGGCTAATGATTTTGTCATAGCATCATCAAAACTCGCATAGGCTTTAACAGAAGCAGCACCAAGCCCTATCATTGCCAATGCTCCTCTTCTTGCATATTTACTCATCTTACTCATGGTGCCTTTCAACAGTTTTAAGGAACCTCCCAATACTCTTTTATATTGAGCATTGTCAGCTCTTAGATGAATCAGTAAATTACCAAGGTCAAGTGTATCACCTGCCATCTTTTAGTTTTCCTTTCAACCCTAAAGCACCTAACCAAAAACTTTTAGACCGTCTCATTCTTTCTTTCCAACCTACTTTAACCTTAGCCTCTCCTTTCTTTTTGGTTCGAAATTTCAAAAGAAAGTCTTCAAGTCGAACTCTTCTGGGATGCTCGACATTAACCTTAAATATCGCAGCAACAATTTGGGCCAAATAATAATCTTCACGATGAAAAGCATTAACCTCTCTTTCTAAGTATTCCATCCATTGTATAAATTCCGTAGACGATGTCTTAGCCTTTACCTCTTGAAGTGGAAGGTGCAGATGAGACGCCAATCTATACCACGCTAACGTCTCACCTTCTAATCGTTTTTTGCTTCGCTAACACCTTCAATATCAAGAGCACTCAATGTCTGAGCCACTTCAAACAATTTGGCGAGCACGGTTGCAGGATATTTATCAAGGGTTTTCGGTTCAACAGCTTTCTTTTGGTCGTCAAAGAGGCAAAGAGTTAATAGACCAGATTGCAGTCCTTTAAGACTTGACAAGGACCTAAACTTTCCTTCTGCATCATATTGAACTCTACTACCTACATTATCAAGAAACGTATCCCGTGCCTCTCCAGACAATTCTCTCAAGATATACTTCTTGGCTACTCCGGAGGAATCTGTAAGTTCAACAGAAACCTCCTTCAATTTTAATGAAAATTTTAGCTCGTTCATACTACATCCTTTCCAAAGTAAAAACCCATTATTAGTTGATTCGGGCTGATAGCTGCTAAATCGTCCCGTATACCCTTAAATTTAGCCCACAGGGCCCATGCTCTTGCCCAAACACAGCTTGTCCTGACCCTACATATAGGCTCTCGTTGAATCATTGTAAGAATCTCATTCTCAGCAAATTTACTATACCCATCTACCTTAGGCAGCTTCTTGATAATCAGGAGCAGTTTCAACACCAGATTCATTCTGATTGGAGGGCACGATGGTGATGGTGGCTGTCGGCTGTTCACCTTCTATGAAGTTATTGGGGATGAATTTATCTAACCACCCCCAAAATGCCAAAGTAGTATCATCAGGGAAGGTAATAGTAATCAATTGGTTGTTATTCAATAAATCCAAGATGTCATCGTAGAAGCCGATGTCATACGATACCAAGATAGTCATTTCTGTCAAGGTGATGAGCTTCTTGGGAGAACGAGTCCTATACACAAGATTCCTCATAGTAGTGGTGTCGTTCTCACCACCACCATCCAAACCAGGAGGAGTAACTTCTTTCTCCCAGAATGTGATTCCTGGACCAGTTCCACTGGGCTGGTCCCCAAATTCTATAGTGGTGCTATGTCCATCATCAACTCTACTCATTGCACTACCCTTTCAAAATTAAACTCTAACTTTCAATTTTTTTTAATGTGGTAATAAAATTAACAGAAAACAAAAATACCCTTTCAGTATCTTTGTCTAAACCCAAATAAGTAACAGGAGAGGTACGAGTGACATTGCAAATCAGATATTCTGTTGAATCCACAGTAATCAAGTTATTAGAACATTCACTCAAATCATCTGCTATTTCTTCTGCCTTCTTCCAACCAACATCATAAACAGAAGACCGAATATGTATCATAAAACCATAATGCTGAATAACCTCTCCTTGACCGGTTCTACCATCTAAAATACCTGCGGTATCATAAATGGCTCCGCAATCAACAGGAACGGTATCCCCTTCCGGTAAATAACTAACAAATAAAGGCCAATCATCTCCAGAAGAATGACGTCCCATATCTGATAAGGTACCAATAATATAATCGGCCAATATGATAGACGGAGTATGAAGTAAGACATCTCCTTTTTCTCTGGCTCTTGCCGAACTCATTAGCTTATAAACACCTCCTGTAATAGCTGATATGTAATCACCTGTTACAATAACCAAACTCATTATATTTTCACCCGTTGTGCCTTGTGAAATTGTAAGAGTTTCTTCCTTAATTTAGATATATCTTTCAATTCACATTCCCAAACAATCAAAGTTCTAAAACCATATCTCTTAAAATGATTTATTCTTTGGGTTTCTTCTTGTTTCTTTGTTCTATTGGTTCTTTCCTCACCATGCCAATAATCACCAAATAATTCTATAATCTTCTTTTGTCCATTTACATTTACGAAATCAGGATTCTTATAACCAATAAAGATTTGACCATCTCCAACATATTTGTATTCTCCTGGAAACATTTTATTAAGACCATTTCGCAATCTCCTCTCTGGTTTGGTGGGTTTCAAATTATTTCCAGCAAAACTTGCCCTAATCTGTCTTTCTGCATAATTAGAATCCTGCCAAAGCCTCGTCATAGTCTCACTTACTTTTCGTCTATGTTCAGGATTCTGCCAAACTTTCAATTGACGACAACTCATTCCTTTTCTAATCTCTTTTGTAAGCCTCTTTATATGAGATATACTCATTTTTCTCTTGGTTTCTTCAGTAGGATGTCTTTTTTTCATTTTTTCTATAGTTTCTTCAATGTGATATTTTCCCTTTCTATTATGTCCATAAAGATACCTCCTATTGGACTTAACTTCTTGACCACAACCACATTCACACTCAATCATATTTTCACCGTAATAGACCTATGAGGAGCCTCCGGTGCCTGTCTCAATACCATTTCCAATATCACTGTGGAACTATCTTCAGCATCCAACAATTCTCTAATTGTAGTGGAACCGGACTTGAACCTCCAATTACCAGCACACCAGGCAGCCATAATTTTCAAAACCTTATCCAATTGCCATGTTCCTCCTTCTGTTACACCCACTGCCGCCAATATCTCTGCTACGGTTATATCATTCAGAGCGGCAAAAGATGCCGCTATATCTGAGGCGTCGGCTGGGTCATTTGGAAGATTATCAGTCTTGGCTTGTATTGCTGCAACCTGACCAGCTACAATGGTTTCTAAATCACTTGTACTTTGCCCCATATCAACCTCCCAATCTACTGCCTCATCAACCGTCACATTACTCATTATCAATTCAGGATAATCCGCATGTATGAATATAAATTTATGAGGAGGGTATTCTGTAAGGATTTCAGATGTGCCTTCCCACAACTTGTAATCAATTACTTGTTGTGTTATGGTTCCATCGGCTGTCGTTGTCTGTGTAAATACGATATTATCATATTTATCTTTGCATACAATGGTTACATTGGGAAGATTACCACCATCCTTATCCACTACATGAATATCACAAGTGAATTCAACCCTCACCTTTCCATCAGCATGTTGGATTACTGGTGTTGTTATCACATAAAGAGGATTTCTTAACCTTATTTCATTTCCAGTTTTTACTACTATATCTTCAAGGTCACAATCTTCAATCAACAAACCTTCTATCATAAGATTCAAACCATCCACCCAGATTCCATCTCGTGCATAAGCAATAATAACATCTTCAAAAACTCCAAGAGGCATCTGCACACCCCGAAAACCTATAAAGGAAGTATTCTTAATCGAAACACCTGATGAAGATTCATCTATGAATCGAATGCCTCCATTATTAACACCCCATTGTCTTGCATATCCCTGGAAAAATGAATCTATTATTTCAATGACAGTTTGGTCATGAAAATCTACATTTCCATTAGGGTCTTGGCTTATAATAATACTCCCATATATATAAAGCGAGGGAGTATTTCCTGAAGCTATGGCATCACCAACAAAACCAAAGAACCAAAATGAGCCGTTAGTGCCTCTATTACCATTCTTAACACCTATCTTCAACGTAGCATTGTCATGAAGTTCCCACGCCGAAGGATATTCAAATGTAATACACTCATCACGAGAAATAAAATAGGTGCTTGTTGTTCCATCCCCAAAATTTATCTTTTCAAGAATAGGACCCACATCACCAACACTATGTAAATAATACTGTGCATCTGTATAAACTTCAGTACAAATACCCCACCTGTCCTGTTTAATTTCCACAGTACCGGGACCACCAGCGAATCCAGCACCTACACAATCAATCCCATTTGGCTCCATTTGCTTAAAAGAATACGTTGTATAATAAGTACCATTACCTCCTGCTACGGAAATTGTTTCTATGATTTTCTCACCTGTCTGGCTATAACCATCAACAACAATCGTATCACCGGCACCCGCTCCAGTTCCAACTAATATAAATCGTAACCTCAATACCTTCCAGTCTGCTGGTTGGATTTGTATATCAAGATTCATATTCGCAACAGGAGCGGCAGGAGCCATCAATTGCAAATCTCCATTCAAATCTGCTTGGTACAGGCCTGAGAATCTCGCAGGAGCTCCTGCGGTACCACCTGTAATATCAAGCACCTTAGTGGAACGATTATATACAAATGTACCTGGCACTATTTATTCCTCCGGTGGTTTCCATTCTAAGAATATCTTCGCATCCGGTTCATCAAAACAAGTTTGTAATGCACCTAATCCAGTCCATAGATTCAGAACCATCTGTTTCACTTCTGGGTCCATCAAATCAAGTATTCTATCAGTATTCAATTTCTGCAATTCGACAATGGATTCACCAACAACCTTGTTTAGATTATCAAAGATAGCTCTGGCACTTAGCATCTTCTTAGCCACTTCTCTTTGAGAATAAACCTCATTCAATTTATCACTAATAGACATTTATTCACCCTGCCTTTGTTTCGTCTCTTACTATTTTAAGAATATCTTTCCTTTTCTGACGAGCGGGTTGTTCCAAAAATTTTGCCTGTTTACCTTCTTTATGTCTCAAGTCTACCCGCTCGTGAACATGTACAGCATATCCTGCCTCTTTACCATAATTGACTACAATATCTGTTTTGAATCCTTCACCACCGATATTTCTGGTATCAGCAGAACCTTTCAAATTACCTGTCAATACAGGACAAACCTTTTGACTTTCAGCCTGTAAAAATAAACCTCCTTGTTTCAAACCACGAGCACATCCTCTTTCATGGCTTCTCATAGCTCCCCTTGCCCTCCTGATAATACCATTCATGCCTGTAATTTTTCCAATATACATTATAGAAATGCAGTCCTCAAAAATTCAGTAGCCCTAAGATTTGGTATCTTACTAAATCCCTTAATCTCAAAAGCTCCTATATTATTTCTCGGATTTGCTTCATCCGTTACATCCGATAATTCACCCAACATCAAATAACCACTGACCACAACATCCCTGTCTACATAGACAACAGATTTTGAAAAACAACGAGCATTTTTGGCATCTATAAATTCCTCCGCTTTATCCTCCCATCTGCATTTTATTTCTACTGGAGTAGATGCTGTCGGCTGACCATAATCATCAAAATCAACTCCTCCACTTTCTTCCGAACCCAATGGCCACCAAACAGCCGTTTGTTTCAACATTCTGGTAATGATACTCATGAAGCTCCTGCCTTACGCACTAAACACTTTACATCTTTCTTAATCTCATCAATAGTCTTTTCGAGGAAATCATGTTTTGCAGTAAATACTTTTTCGGAAACAAGGTCATCCACATTGGCATGAATCTTAGCATTTGCAAAATGAGCATTCACTGTTTTGTAGATTTCCCCAAGCTGAGAATTGGTATCTTTGGCTACTTTATATGTCCAAACATAGACACCAATAATGGCGAGAAACATTACTCCAATTAAACTCATGACGATTTCAAAATGGTCCATTTGTTGCTCCTTTATGTTTCTACATCTTCTTTTTCAGTTCCCCACCAAGTAACTGATACAGCCTTTTTTATTCCTTTTTTAATTTGTTCATTCAAAGACGCCAATCCACCATGATAATCTAACCTCATAGCCATTTGACCATAGTGAGATGTATCAAATCCTAAATCCACTTTAGATTGTTTTTTCTCACTTACCGGACCGGCCTTCTCCCCTTCTGCCCTCATATCTCGTACGGTATAGAAATGAGCTGATAGCCAAGTTTCTATCTGGGCAAGTTCTGTTGCTGTGTAATCATCATCCAAATCCGTACAGCATTGGGTGACTAAGGTATTGGCTGCTGCTATGAAAGGAGTCAATGTTATATTCACATCAACCTCTATAATTGCTTTTACTTCCGCATCCGTAGTTCTCACAGCCATATCATACCCCTCGTATTCTATCTATAATGCCTTCTGTGATAGGTTTCTGTTTTGACTTCTGAGCTTCTTTGAAAAGTTTTAATGATACACCATCTGAGGTATTCGTCTTAAAGACTTCGTTACCTTTAACCGTTTGTATCAAAGCCCGCACCACCAGAAATATAACAATACCACAGATTATCAAACCAAATGCCAATCCACCTATGGCGAGATATTTTCCAAGCAATAAATCAGCAGTTATTAAAGAATATCCTACCAAACAAGCAGCAACACCAAGTCCACCGGCAATCACAGTTATCTTCATTCGCAACCATAGTCCTATACCCAAAGCAATAATGGAACCCATGAGACCTATAACACAGGCTATCTTAAATTTATTCATCATCAATGCAATAATCACCTTGCCGTCAGCCTCTTTCAATTTTGTTTGGAGAATAGCCATAGCAGATGCTTCATTTGCATCAGTTGGTTTGTACCTTATTAACCATTCATCCTTGGTCAACCTTTCTTCTGAGGCACAACCCACTATAAACAAAAGAAATAGAATAGATATCATTCTTAACATGCCATTCTCCTTTCCCAAAATTTATCAGAATCCATCTTTGGGAAGACATCCAATGCACTATCCTTCGTAACATTGATTACCTCTTGACTTGGAAACTTCTTTTTCAAATCTATCGCTACTCTATCAAATCCCTTGAGAAATTTATTATAAACCTCTCCATTATGCTTTTCTATACGATGCTCATGCCAGTTAGGTTTACCTTCTTTGGATTCGTGCATATCAAAACCTAAAAGATAAATAGGCGAAGCTCCAAGTATCAACGCCAAATTGACAGCCACTGCACCTGTATTACTGTTCCAACCAAGAGCTTCGGTATGCAATCCATAAAATTTTCTTGGCATCAACCAAAGCCACGGTATTCGACTTCTTTGCAGTTGAGTACTGTTAGTAAATACCACCCCTTTGTTATTATGATAAATTTCCAAATCCTGTTTATGAATTCTAAACCACTTCACATCACCAAAAATACAAATCTTACAAATATCAACACCCAATTTGAAAGCATCATTGCAACCTATCGTCATTTCTGATTCAAGAAGATTCCAATCAAAGGTTTTAAGGGAAGGTCCTCCACCTATAATAAAAGCAGAAGAGCCTGCCCATTCCGGCATAGGTCTCCATTGAGGCATATCAATCCTCAGTTTCTTGATACTGCTGAAGAAAATCGTCTACCTTATCCGCTCTCATTTTCTTCTCATTCAAAACCGTTCCATCGTCGGGGTCAATCACCGTGTGCCATTGTCCTTTCTTAAAGACCTTCAAATCAACCTTAGCGGCTGTTGGAAATTCTGAGGTTACATCAATTCCATGTTCCGTAGTCGTTTCATCCTTTGTAGGTGTATCATCCTCAAAATCTTCATCCACACCTTCTTCTTCATTTTCCTCAGATTCAGGTTTGGGAGAGGAGCCTGGCAACGAGTCATCCTCTCCCTCACCTTTTGCAGTAACCCTTCTTGAAGGAGGAGAGTTCGTTAATTCTGGTTTGGGGATGTCGGGTTTGTCAGGAAGTCGTGCCTCATCTATTTCTTCTTGATACAGTCGTTTGAACTTATTGCAGAACACTTTACAGAGGTCTTGGTCTGATTCAACTATATCATTCTTCTGTTTGACACCCGCCTTTTTTTCTTCCTTAGTGAGTGCCTCATAAGTTTCGCCATGTCGCACATAAGTTCCATGTAGCAATCGAAATTTCATAATTCAAGCCCTTTCCAATATATTTGCTCTTGCCATTGTTTATATGGATTCAATTGTTTCAATGAGACAGAACCCGTTAGGTTGAACCGTGAACTATTCCAGTCCTGTCATTCTGGTCCGCTCGAAGCTGCGGTACCAAAATAGCCATAACCTTAAAGTTCAATAGCAGTCCACCATTGGTTTCCCATTGAACAGTAACTAAATCCATGCCCACAACTTCTCGAACTACGTCGGACGTCATTTGGACCAGCAATATGACAAAACCAGACCCGAGATAATCCAAAGTACGAATATCCGTGATGTCGGTAAGTTCCTTGATTCTGTTACGGATGGTCTTGTCGGAAGCGGCTTTGAAATCATTATCCAGATACTGGTCCCATGCAGTGGATACATACATCATCCAGGGTCCATAGTGATAAGCATTTATCGACTGTTGTTTCATGGCTATGATTTCAGCCAAGATGGTTTCACCAGTCCAACCACCCGCTGTCGGTGCGGTAATCGTTGCCGGAAGGCGGTAAATATAATCAGTATATCCATAGATGACTCCACCACCATAAGAATATTGGTTGGCTGCGGTACTCACACCGAGTAGAAGCTTTTCTGCCTCTTCTGCCACCTTACGAGCCGATAATTCTGCCATTGTCGTATCCAAAGGTGAACCACCGTTTCTGCTGACCGCCACCTGACGTGCAGAGAACGAAAAATCTTTATGTATGATAGGCAACGGAAGATTGGTTATCTCAAACAGTGGTCTATCATTTGGCCCTCGACGCAAACCATCCATACTAACAATAGCATCATTGACGTCACTCATGGTCTCAGTTTCCAACACTGTCTTACTCATACCATTCGGAATGGTAAAAGTAAGCCCGGCACTGCGGAGGTCGGCTACCGCCTTAAGGCGTGGTCTGGCCGCCTTAATTATAGCATCATCCAACAGTTTCCAATCATCCTTCCGAAGTGTGGCTGTAGCATTGGCTACAGGCCTTGCCTTTAGTTTCCCAGCTTCATTGACATTGATATAAGTACGACCATCTCTGCCAATGAAGGGACGTAGGCAATCGGTATCAAAATTGCATTGCATCAGCTTGCTGGCAACATCTCCAGAAGCGATGCCATTAAAAATGTAATCCATCGCACTTCCCTTTCAATTAAACTTGTTTCGTTTCACACTTAATATCCTATCTCCTCCTTATAATACGAATCTTAGACAATTCGTACTCCAGAAAGAGTGTCGGAGGAATTACTACCAGTCAAGTCACATGCCTCCACCGCAATAGCAATGACTTGGGACAATGTCTCACCACTCTCAAGGTCGGAAGCCTTCTTGAGTTTGCCGTCACCGGTACTCATAAGCTCGTCACCAATGCTGATATCCTGGCCGTCCTCAATCATAGCATTAACAACAGAACCTTTGTTGGGAAGAATAAGCATCACTGGTTGACCACTGGTGTATACGGTCTCTATTGTATTTCCCTGCAAAGCGTCTTCCTCTGCAAACATGGCTTCTCCTCTGCCTCCTTCGATATTATGCACAACCACATTGCCGGAAGAATTCAATTTCAACAGCATACCCGGGTAGATGCCGGCAGCACCTGCATTGGCTTCCTCATGGACATAGGTCCCTTTTGAATGAACTCTATTCGCCATCTCTAATCCCTTTCAAATAAATTCCTATAACTAATCTATTCTTAACAAACTTCTTTCACCTCTCCATTCTCAGCCAGTCTTTTTTTGCTTCTCTTCTTCGAAATTCATCGTCGGTGTCTCCATCGGTTCCTCTTCATCTTCCTCCACGTTGTCTACCGGGTCTCCTTGACCACTATAATTCGGGTCTGTTGCCAAAGCCGCCAAAGCTCTCAACTCATCCAATTCCTTGGTTTGAAGCTGTTCTTTGGTAAACTTATTCCGCTTGTTGCTTGTGACAATCTTTATCAGTTTGGCTTTTGTGGCATTGTGAGCTGCTAAACCGCTTCTCAATACGCCTTGAAGTTCCGTCGGAGCTTTTTTGATATACTCATCCACGGTGATTTCATTCTCCGTTGTTTCATCTTCTTCTTCCGACTTATCATCAGCAGTCTTGTCGTCCCCAGTCTTGTCGTCCCCAGTCTTATCATCAGCAGCTTTATCTTTGTCGTCCTTGTCCTTGTCGTCCTCTTCCTGATTGGCAAGAGGTAGCATGTTTTGCAGAATGTCTTCCTCCTGCGTCATCAGCCATTCTCGATTCGCCTCTTCCCATTTGGTTGTTTTACTGGAGATGAGGTTATCGACTATCTTTTTCTTCTCGTCCATTACTTTCTCCTTATCTTTATTAACAACGATATTTCCATTTTCATTAACAACGACATTATCGCTCATATCCAACCATCGGATATCCTTTTTTACCTCTAAGGTCAATCCCGACACACTAACCTCTTCATCCTTTAGTGTGTAATTCTGTTTGAAAAATCTCCCATCCTTCTCAAATATGAAAAATTCATCCCAAACATCTTCTACCCATACGTAATCATCATTTTGCCTCAGCAGGTCACTCAATTTCGTTCTTATCTCATTATAGCCTAATTCATTTGCAGTTGGTTTATGGTCCTTCACCCATTTCTTTGCCTTTGCCATAGTCCATTTCTTTTTATCAAACAAAAAGGTTTGGACAACAGCAGAACCCGCTTGGCCTTTAGGTGGTTTCTTCAATCTACCTATAACGGCCTTTATCCCCTTACTGCTCGAAATGGTTATAGTTCTAAAACTCCCTTCCTTAAACAAACCCGGATTCTTTTGACGAATCCTTATATAATTCTCCGTTTCCTCGGGTTGAGGATTAAGGACAAAATCACCCTCCTCATTCAATCTAAGAAATCCCGCTCCATCCTCGATTGAACAAGCCCCTTTCAAATCCGGCAATAATGCTAAATGGTCCGGTCTGAGATTATGAACTATTGCATCATAATGCTCTCCGTACCATTCTCCTTCGACAACCTCATTATCTGTAAATAGACCGGTGGATAATTCCATCATCTCATTATTCTCTATTGCAGTCGCTATCCTATCGTCTACCTTATTTACTCTGTCAACCTCAAGCCAAGCCTCAGCTTTCAATCTCGCAGCCCCATTATCATCCTCCCCCTCAAAAATGGTATTCATTATAACACCAACTTTGCGATTGGATAAAATGTCGGGGTCACATGCACTAATACCCAAACCATTTTTGGATGGATGATAAACAATTACCGGTTTATGATTCCAAATCTCAGGTGTCTTGGCAAGTTCGTCTGCTGGATAATAAAGCGGTCCATTGCTTCCATCGTGAACACCTTCTACCAACATAATCATAGGAACTACTAAATAATCCCTATCCTCCATTCGGTCATTTCGAATCATTCCCGTGATGTTGGCAGTAATCACTTGTAGGTTATAACCGGCTGCATGAGCAGCGGCTCCTTGTTTGGCTGCCTTGGCTTTTGCTGCTTTTCTGGCTGTCGCATCATTGCAGGTATAATAATACTTCTTACCACTACCACCCCATTGAGCAAAACATCCTTTACTGTCTTTGCTTGTGTGTACTGGCATCTTTATCCTTTCCTACACAATTCCTTTCTCCTTTCAATTACCTCATCTTCTTTGCTCGACAATCTTATTATATGTGGAAAATCATTATTACAAAGGGTTTATCCACATTAAGACGAAACAATAGTAGGTTTGTATATATTGACAAAATTGGTAACTACTTATTATGAAAAGGATTTTAGGAAGGTCATTATATATAAGATATTATTTTGTTTTTTCTGGTTTTTCTCTATACATCAAAAAGAGGTTCTTCTTTTTCCACCTTTTCCATAAAATCAGATATTTTAATAGCTCTTTGACTTTCGAAGAATTTTTGACGAACTAAAGGACCGCATTCATCTTTCCTAAATGTCCTCATCGGGTTTGTACATCTAGTAGGTTGTAATTCATCATTGTTCATATCAATTCTTTTCCCGCCCATGTAGAACGCTTCTTAATATCCTTAAAGGAACGCTTCTTCTTTTTAGGACCTTCTGCCCTAATCGATTCCTTCATTGCTTTCTTAGCCTGTTTACCTCTCTTCTGTCCCTTCATCTTTCTTGCTTTAATTGCTGGAATATATGTACACCTACAATTAGGGTGCCTTGGAATCAATCCTCTCGCTTCCTTTACAGTCATCACAACGCCTTCTAATTCACCACACAAAGGACAAACAATATCATCACCGGCGGTACTCCATTCTGCCATGATGCCTACTTCCTTCACTCCCAATCTTACATAAGCATCTAATTGACCTTCAGCATGTGCATATATTATTTCTGTCCTTGCTATCGTTCTGGCACGAGTTCTCGTCATGGTTGATACATTCTTTTGCAATTGCCTTGCTATAGCAATAGGCCCTATACCTTGAGCCAATCCAGTCGCTAATATCCTCGACATTTGTTGACTCATGGCATCAGTAACACCCTTCAATTCCGAAAAGGCTCTTGTGCTCAACAGTTCCATTTTATTCAAAGCCATAGGTTGGTCAAATGCAGACCTTATAAATTCTGCTCTACTGCCTGCGTAGAAGTCCGGAGACTTTGCTAAATCTGCTGCTCTCAAATCCGTATATGCTCTAATATGTCCTTTTTGGTATGCTGGTTCAATATAAGTAGCCGTCCATGGCTTACCGCTTATCCCTCCTTGGACGGTTAAAACATTGGCGTTGATTTGTTGTTGTAGCCATTTCTTATAGGCATCAACCTTCTTGGCATCGGTCATAAATCTCCAGGCTTGTCTTTCAACATTGGCTTGAAGGGTAAAAGGACCCGATGTCGATAATCCCAAGGCATCCATATCTACAATCAATTCTTTTATGGCTATAGAGATTTTCCTAAAACGCTTTCCCATATCAGCCATAAATTTCCTGCGAAGTAAAGTCGTTCTGGTCGGGTCCTTTCTCAAATGGTTAGGCAATTTTATCCCTTTCTACCAGTGCCTTTTCCTCTTCCACCGCCTTTACCACCACCCGGACCACCCTTTGAGCACCCACCGGTGTTCTTATTACGACGTCCTCCACCACTCGTACCACGTCCTTTTCCTGCACCTTTTTTCGCTCCATAAGCCATTTTACTACTCCTTTTCTAATAGGTTATTAAAAGTAAACACATTCAATCTCCATGCCAAAACAAGTGACCACGAATTCTTCCTAATACAGCAAACAGAACAAGCTGATGAGCAGTAACCGGTCTGCCCCAAAAGCAAGCAATGGTAATTAACAAACCTACTATCAACAAGACAAAATCGGTCTTGGGTTTGAATTGTCTTTGTGTCCATTTGCTTATGGAAATCAATTTCTGTCTGGAAAGGGCTAAATCGAAAAGACCCACAATAATAAGAAATCCCGTACTTGCCAAAACCAAAGGTTCATAGAAGGCAGAACCCCAAGCAAACAGAGTGGCTATATGTAGAATAATAACTCCTACAATCTGCTGGCGATATTGATACCATTCATCTGGCCACTCCTCTTTCACATTTCTCCATTTAGCTCTCAGAAAAGCACCCGACAATAAAATTATTAGATAATCAAGCATCTCTTTTCTCCTTCTCATATTCCGGACTCTTTTCAAATCTATTACAGAATGCCCGACCACCAGAACATTCACCTCGAGAAACGCAAATCATACAATCACAATTAGGCACATTATCACATTTTGATTCCCTTCCCCTTGCAATCATCGTACTTTCATATCTTTTTGCCGAAAACCAGAGCATTGTAAATTCGGCGGCTGCCTTTACATCAAAACCTTTACAGGAAAAGATATTGATATAACATTCTCCCAACATATCCAAAGTATGTATAACAATATCAGAAGTGGTGATAAATTGAACAGCCGATGTTCCAGCAAGGTGAGGCGGAACCTTTATCTTCTCTTTGGGGTTGTCATAATAATCCCAAAAATGCAAATCCTCCCGATCCATATCTATCAAATTACAAAGTTCCCGCAACCAATCCTCAATGGAATTACGATTGAATTTACTTATATCGCATCCATACAAATCCAGAATCAGTTCCTTTCCGTATGCCATAATTACTCCTTTCCTTCTTCCTTTTTTATCCATTCTTCTATTTCAGGACAAATATAATCATCCGGACAGGTTAATCTTTTCTTACAGGAATCACAGGGTTTCAAATGTAATAATTCATGTTCCATTTCCTTTATTCCTCATCTTCTTCTGGTTCTTCGGGTTCTTCGGGTTCTTCGGGTTCTGGTTCTTCCGGCATTTCTGCTAAATATTCTTCCGCAGCCTTCATAATTACTTCAGCCTCTTCCTCACTCATATCCATTATCATCATTAGAAATTCCTTGGGAGGTATTAAGGTATCTACACCACCAGCAACGTATTTAGCCAATGCCTCTGTCTTTTCTTTACTTACTTCAGCCTGTTCTTTATCCGATGGAGCATTCAAATCAGGCCAATCAACAAAGTATTCATCCACTGTTGGTAATGTGCCATATAATATCAACCTATCAACAAACGGACGAACGAGCTGTGGCGTCAGGTAATTTTCCTGCCTCTGTCCTAATCTCTTATTGAATGTTTGAACATCCTGAGTGGAAGCCAATTTAGCCTCCTCCGTTCCAATAAATATCCTGTAAGGTATACCCAAAGTCAGAGATATATATCTTATCTGACATTCTATATGACCTTTGGGGTCGGATACTTGAGGCTTGAGAGCTTCTACAGTCACCCCAGATATAGCCAACCATCTTTGCAATCCGCTTGTATAATCTAATATCTGTTTTTTGATTGCATCAGTATCCATCTCAGCATCAGCCATATCAGGGTCTAATTTAAAAGCGAAACCTGGAAAGGCTCCTTTCCAAAACATCTCCCCACTACCACTTACAATCTTCCTAATATCCAACAATCTATTATAGACAGGTTTCATTCTTGGTATACCAAATATCTCAGAGGATGTTTTATTATCAGCAACATGGAGAATCCTTGTCCAATGTATCTTTCTGGTTTGGATGCTTGTTGACTTTGTTGAACTCTCAAAATTGATGGTATACATGGTAGGATAGCCGTATCTCGGACTGGTTGCATTTTCTTCCTTATGTTCAATTTCCAGTACACCTTCATCGAAAGGCCTCAAATATAATAACTCATGTTCCTTATTACCTGTTCTTATACCCGTGTTCTCATCAATGCCTTCAACAGGCTCCATCAATTCCTTCCCGTCGTTCAAACCCAAAAGCAATACTCCATATCTGCCTATACCACTTAAGATATCTATACGTTGGAGGAAATGTAGAATGTTCCTCTCCTTCTCAAGAGCATCCCATTTCTTTTCAAAGTCTGTTTTCTCACTTTCTTCGTTTTCATAGATAGACGGAGGCATAGCCCACGATTCTACAGGTAGTATTTCAACAACTCGCTTGGCTATACCTTCTCTGTCAAACTGCATTTGATATTCTTTCTGAGTTATAGAATCGGGATAACCACAGGCAAAGTTGATATCTTTACCTGGATTCAATAATTTGCGAATCAACTCAGACCGCATAAGAGAGGCGTTAGCAACCATTAACGTTCGGACCTGTTCTTTAGGAGACAAAGGTTTATTTAATTTTGTTACTACACCTTTTTTGATATTAGACCTAACCCCTTTTGGTGGCTTCTTCGTTCCCTTTGCCATAGTCACTCCTTTCTTTTATTCCTTTGTCTGCATTTCTGCCAATTCAGACGACAGCGGAATTGCATTATATTCTTCTTCTGTCATGGTGGTATTAACAATACGAACCATGATGGTTTCAGGTTTTATCTTACCTTGAGAATGCAGCTCATTAAACTCCACTTGTTTCCTCTCCCTCATCCTGATTTTTAATTGTCTCCAACCTTCATGGTCCTTTCGCAAAATATACTTGGAACCATCCCAAAAGTAAAGACCAACAACCTCTATTCTTTTCTTGGTATCCATTATAAACTCTCCTTTCAAAGTTCTATACACCCAACCTTCCTTTTTCCTTTAGCTAATATATTGAATGCTCCACTTGAAGCATCTGTTTGGTCTTTATATTTGGAAAGCGGAAAGAATTTTAATTCATTTATATAGTCCCGATTCCAATCAGCCTTTACCATATAAACATTTCCATTATTGACCTGAACACTAAATGGGTCAGCACGAGTAGCTTTATCTCCCGTGGGCCTGTCTACCCTAACTATCCATCCAGCTAAATTCTTGACGGTGTTTTCTGCTGATTCTTTTCCTGCACTACCGGGTTCCTGCTCTAATCCTATTATGATATCTTTACCATCCATTATGGCATTGCTCTTAATAATTGTTTCTCGTCTCGACGAATCCCACTGGCCTCTTTCCACATCCAATATCCAATACCTATCCTCTCTGTCCCTTCCCATTAATGTACCAACAGAATAAGCACCTCCTCCTTTTGTTCCTGCCTTATCCCAAAATCTAATCCTCATCTTCCATTTCTTGGGAGGTTCATCAATTATGATTCTATCTGTCTTGAACATACCTCCACCTAATGGTACTGGACGTTGTAGGAATTGACCAGCATATCCATATTCACCTAAAAGAACTCTGTTATCATCCAAAACCTTACGTGGAAATCTCTTAGGGTCCATCAAGTCGTCTTTATAGAACCTCGTAAGTTTCTTGGGCTTAATATTCGCAGTACTCTCAGCGGGTAAGCAGATATGCTTAATTCTCTTAGACTTTGCGAGCATATTAGCAGTAGGGTCGTCTTGGTGCAATCTCTGCATAATAAGTATTGTTGGCGTTACTAAATGCGATATCTTCCTTGTTGGCAGAGTCTCAGACATCCACCTATTGGCATTTGCAAGCTCTGCCTCTGAGACCGCTTCGTTAGGATTCAGTGGGTCATCTACAATAAGGAAATGGCCGTGCATACCTGTTATTGCTCCACCCACTCCAGCACTAAATCTCGAACCTCCTTTGGTATTCATAAAATATGTTTTGGCAGCTTGGTCATCCCTCATCTTTATATATGGTCTAAACTCCTCTTTCTTTTCATTCCAAACCCGACCAAAACAGTGTTGATATTTATCGCTTCTCACTACGTCTCTATTCTTCCTGCTTAGGTCCATAGCAATTTGATGAGCGTAGGATGCACCTATAACTTCTGCACTTGGCATATTGACCCATATCCAGGCAGGAAACATAATGGAACATATTGTAGATTTCGTCGTGCCCGGACTGATATTGATAACCAAATCATATTCTTTTGGTTCGCTTCTAAACACTCTTTCCGCTATCTTTTGGAGTTCATTGCATATATACCCCATATGCCAGTTCCATATTAGTGTATCTGTAATAATCGTACTCCAAAATTCTTTGACGAATTCACTGAAACTCTCTTTAGTGATACTTTTCACTAAATTGTATTCATCAAAGTATATTTCGTTCAATCTGTCTTCTGCTGTAGTCGTAAGGATTTTAATATCTCCTTTCTCACATCGATTGGCAGATTCATTTCTTCTACATTGACTACGGTATTTTGTAATCCTCCTGAAACCTCCACATCGAATTTCTCGTTATATCCTCTCTGTCTATTATATGTTCTATTTGCAAAAACTGTTGCTGTGGTATCTCCTCCTGCAACCAATGTGCACAGATGGTCCTCAAAGAAGTTTTTTTTATGCCAATCTATCTCATCTACTAATGCAGCAAAATCCGGGTCTTTATTCTTCCACAAATCAAACGTAGACCTGCTTATATTGACTTTCCTCAAGGCTTGGCTGATTGAGAAATTACTGGCTGTCCACGAATATATGAATAGATGCTGTCTTACTTCTTTTCCTTGCCCACTGAGAATTGCTTCTATCTTTTCTACTCCGGAATCTGCTTCGTCTAATTTGTTTATCTTGTTCCATAATTCTTTGAGGTTTGCTGACAATCTTTGGAAGACATAATCTCGGAAACTTAAGACTTGACCGTTACCATTTCTATAAGCATTCCTGCCTAATTGAACGGCAGACCTAAATGATTTCTTTTTTCGTTCCCAATCAAGAAAGGTTGGTTTGCTTATTCCAAGTGCTCTTGCCGCTTGTGCTTCTGTCAGCCCCGATTTGATTAGCTCGTAAGCTCGAATAATGAAACTATCATTCCAAATAGTCCGTTTGCTCATAGCACAAATCCTTTTGCTTTCTTATATACATTGTAACGGCAATTCTTGGAAAGCAATTACGGAAAACAGATATAAGGCAATTTATACGTAAGATGCACATATTTTTTTGGGTTATTTTCAGGTAAAATGCCCATTTATGGGTTAAGAAACAGGGATATTAAAAAAATCAAAAATTTCACAAAAATCCCCAATTTTTCCTTTTGACTATTAGGAAACTGTTGTTATAATTTTAGTAGTATAAAGTTAGACTTGAAAAGTTAATAATATGTAGGGCTTTAGAAAGGTCCTAAAAATGCCGGAGAATTCCTGAGTGAATTTACCATGTATGCTGTAAAATTGCAAAGGGTGGCGGCGAAGCGAGTAGCGACGGTAGTGAAAGCATAATAAAAACTGAGGTAAAGTGATTGGGTCTTACTGATTGGGGTGTGCTCTGCGGAGCGGATTAACTCCTTACACTGGTCATAGGTAAGATGGACTTTTACAATACACTGGTTTTATAGAAAATTCCTTCCCGCTGATGGTTACCTGTTGTTTAGGTAGTTAGGTTCGATTCCTGACCAGCGGTTTACTCACAAACCATATTTGAAAATTACAGAAAGGACAGACAATAAAATGGAAACCATAATGACAAATCTTGTTGATGCTTGTTGTGTTGGTTCAATTCCAATGTTTTTCTTGCTGCTGGCTGAATATATCAATAAAAAGAAAACCTAAATAACACATAACACTTCTCCTCCGTAATACGTCCTGGGCATGACGTGCATTAAACTGCCCAGCAATAATAAACCATATTTGAAACTTTTACAGAAAGGACAATAATGTACAAAATAACATTAAAAGACGTTGGACCAGATAGAATAACAAAGGAAAGGTTCATCCCAGTTGACACACTTGAAGAAGCCTTAACACTGGCATCAGAAATATGTGACAAGTGTATACCAAACAGTAACTATAACATTAAGCAATCCGATTCCAAGTCAGCTTCAGCTAATGAGTGGTTGTTGGTTCGACCTCCTGCTATTGTTGGTTCACTTAGTGTAGTAAAAGTTTAGAGGAAGGAGGAAATAAGATGATTTATTTAACATACCAACCACCAAAATTCAGCATCATCTATTGGATAGCAATTGGAATTTGGATTGCCTTAGCATAAGAAACTGAAGCTTTCATCACTCCGACGTCCTGGGCATGACGTGAATTAAACTGCCTGGCAATAATAAACCATATTTGAAAAAATAAAACAGAAAGGACAATAAAATGAAAGTAGAAAAAACCAAAAAAAGCAGGCAACAAATAATTAGAATTATTAAAAAAGCAATTGGTTCAGGACGGTTATTTACCGAAAGAGGCCAAACATGGTTAGTCTTTGCAAGAGGGAAGACAGCGTGGAACACGGCAAGGAGGAACCTTACAAAAAAGTTTGGGCAATTCCAAAATGAGACTGAACTTTATAATTGGGTTATTTCAAAAAGACCCAAAGTTGTCGTTGTTTTGAAACCTTACGAAAAAGGAACAAATAATATCATTGACATTGATGGTATATACTGGTGGTGAAAATAAGGTTCGATTCCTGACCAGCGGTTTACTAAACAAACCATAAATTACAGAAAGGACAATAAAATGGAGAATAAGATGGAACAAAATCAAAATCTAAAATTATCGGAAAGAATGAATGTTATTCCGATAATAAGTTTTACACAAACCACCTGCGGCGAGCACTTCATAAGGGATATGGAAGGCAACGAGATTAAACTTGATGTGAATAAATTGGATTGTGCTGATATTCAACATTTGCTGAACGGTCTTGCAAATATCTTTACCTCCTTATCCTCGGCACTTTGGAACAAGAATTTAGTCAATGCTGAAAGGGATATCTAAATAAGTTCACTCCTCTCCGGTCGGGGTGGGATGGTAACATTCTGCCCCGACCACTTATAAATAAAAACAGAAAGGACAATAAAATGAAAACAAGACATCAAGTAAAATGGCGAAACTTAGATACTGGTGAAATATTCACCATTAGAAAAAGTTTTATCGCCGAGAATGGTTTGGATGCACAAAAGCAGGCTGAGGAGATGTTAATAAGAGATGGCATTCCAAAAGAGTTTATTGAGATTTTAGCAATTTATTTGTGATGGGAGAATAAAATGAAAACAAGAAAAGGTGATTTAGCTGAGAAGGCAATGTTGGTCCATTTGCAAATATCAAAATGGACAGGGAGAACTAAGGATGCCAAAGTAACTGATGAAGTTATTATGGCAAAGAATTCCGATAGGGATAGCGGAGCTTGGTGGACTTATTTGATACCTAAGAAATCACTTAAGACCATCAATTATGCCAGCGATAGATGTCGATTCCAACATGGACGTCTAACTTTGCCCTGGATGGACGGAGGATTGAGAATACTTCCATCTTCAATGTTCATAAAGTATTCTCAAGTGATGAGAAAAGTCATTGCAGAATATGAAGAAGCAGTGAATGATTTCTTAGAGGAATATCCTACCATCATAGCCGAATCCAAAAAGAGATTGGGAAAGTTAATCGAAGGTAAGAAGCTTCCATCAACTGAGGAGATACGATATAGATTTGCAATTCAAACCGACGTATTACCAATACCTTCAGCAAATGATTTTCGAGTCAATCTAAATAAGGATGAAGTTGAGGATATTCGAAAGCAAATTTCAAACTCTATTGAAACCATGACACAAAAAGCAATGACAGAAGTATGGGAGCAATTGGCTACTCTAATTGAAAAGGTTAGGAAGACACTCAAGCAATCCGATAAGAAATTTAAGGATTCGCTAATCAACAATCTGAAGGATTTTTGTGAATTGATTCCAAAACTCAATCTAATAGATGACAACAATTTGGAATCAATTCGGAAACTAACCATCAAAAGACTGACAAACCTCAGTCCGGATAATCTAAGGTCCAATAAGAGAGAGAGGAAAGATGCTCACAAGGCAGCCAAAGAAGTATTAGAAAAAATGAATACCTTTATGAAAGGAAAAAAATCATGATTAAGATATGTGCAAAAACAATGGAACTGATATTGTTAGGCTTGGTTGTCATTGCTGTTGGGTCATATGCGGTACGATTCGCACTTCAATATCTTTCAGAAGTAATAGACAACCTACAGCTAATACAATTATAAGGTTCGACACCGGTCAGGTTGAAAGCTGACCGGACTCAAACTTTATTAACCTTAATGAAAGGACAATGAAATGGAACCGAAAAAACTTAAAAAGACTTTGATTGAATCAATCAAAGCTGGATTACCTGTGTTAATAAAAGGTTCTCCAGGGGTAGGTAAGAGCGACATTGTGGCACAAGTCGCCAAGAAATTGAAAATGAATTTAGTAATCAGTCACCCGGTCGTATCTGACCCAACCGATTTCAAAGGTCTGCCAGGTATAGTAGATGGTGAAGCAGAATTTTTACCATTCGGCGACTTGAGAAAACTCATCAATGCAAAGAAACCAACCATAGCCTTTCTCGATGATTTGGGACAAGCTCCAGCAGCAGTTCAAGCAGCAGCCATGCAATTGATATTGGCGAGACGAGTAAATGAATACAAAATATCAGATAAGGTTGTATTCATAGCAGCAACAAATAGACGCGAAGACAGAGCAGGTGTTACTGGTATTCTCGAACCAGTAAAATCGAGATTCGCTACAATCATCGAATTGATACCTTCAGCAGATGATTGGACTGAATGGGCCTTCAAGAACGATATGCCTCCAGAGATTATAGGCTTCATACATTTTCGACCAAACCTATTATGCACTATGGAAGCCACTTCGGAAATCATAAATCATCCTTGTCCACGCACCATAGCCTTTTGTGGTAAACTAATCAATGCTGGACTCGATGATTTAGAAGTATTGGCCGGTGCAGTAGGAGAAGGTTGTGCGGCAGAATTAGTAGGATTTATGAAGGTCTACAAAAGCCTTCCAAATATCAAAACTATTCTAACCAAACCAGACAAAGCAACCGTCCCAAATGAACCCGCTGCATTGTATGCCGTAGTAGCCGCTCTGGTTGAAAAGATATCCAAGGAGACCTATAGAAACATTCTCCGATATGGCTATCGATTACCCGCAGATTTTTCCGTGCTCTTAGTGAGAGATGCCATTCGCAAACAACCATCAATCCAAAATACCAAGATGTTTATCAACTGGGTTGCCATACATAAGGATATCCTTCTATAAAGGAGAAAGAAAATGAAAATCAAAGATAAACCATTAACCAAACTATTGAAGGCAAGGTCTATGCTAATACTCGACCATCCCTTCTTTGGATGTTTGGCGTTGAAACTTCAATTGATAGAGGAACCCGAAACAACCAAAAGTGCCACCACCGATGGAACGAGCCTCTATTACAATCCTGATTATATAGATTCTCTGCCCATCATGCAAACCAAAGGTTTATTAGCCCATGAGGTGATGCATTGTGCCTTAGGGCATACATGGCGACAAGGCGATAGGGAAAGCAGAAGATGGAATATGGCAGTAGACTATACCGTTAATGAGAATCTACTTGAAACAGGATTCACCTTACCAAAAGGATATTTGAGAGACAGTCAATATGATAATCTTTCGGCGGAAGAAATCTATGCTTTACTATCGAAGGATGAACAGAAAAAGGACAAACAAAATAAACAGCAACAAAAGAAAAGTGGTGGAAGTGGTAAAAATAAGAAACAGCAACAACAGAAAAAAGACGAAAGCAAAGATAAGGAACAACCAAATCCTGACCCCGGACGATGTGGAGGAGTAACACCTCCTAAAGACAAAAATGAAATGAATCAAACTCAAATGGAATGGAAGGCTGCGGTTAGTCAAGCCATCCAAATTACAAGAGGTGAATTATCAGGAGACCTATATAGACAGCTTCAAGTTATTTTAGACCCGCCTTTGCCTTGGTATATCCTTCTAAGAGATTTTGTAGAGAGGTCTGCCCGAAACGATTATAATTGGATGGTACCTTCACGAAGATATTTCTCCACAGGGATTATACTTCCAAGTCTAATAAGCGAAGAATTGCCTGAGGTCGCAATAGCAATAGACACATCAGGAAGTATCTCCAAAGAACAATTGAGTCGTTTTGCTCACGAAATATCAAATATCCTGGCAGTATATGAAACAAGGATACGGATATTCTATTGCGATTCACAAGTAAAAAAGGAAGTAGAAATCAATAGGAATGATTTACCACTGGAACTTAAACCAGTAGGTGGAGGTGGAACAGATTTCCGTCCAGTATTTCAACATATCAATAAGAAAGGATATACCCCATCTTGCTTGATATATTTCACTGACCTATATGGACACTTTCCCAAAACACAACCGGAATATCCAACCATGTGGATAACTACAAATAAAGATGATGAAAGGGCTCCATTCGGAATAACCGTAAATTTCAATTAGAAAGGACAATAAAATGGCTTTCAATTATGATATTGATAGAATAAGAGAGTGGGATAAAATCCCTCATGTCATGCTTAGGGAAGCTCTCCTTAAAGAAAAATGGTTTGAAGGAAAAGCCGATTTCTGTTCAATAAAAAATAAAAAGAGTTTTGATAAAAAAGAATGCGGACCACCCTCCCAACTTGATATAAAAATACCTTATCTAAATAATGAAATACGCATTAGAATATCCTGGGAACCTGAACCTAATCCTGATGGACATGATGGTAGGTTTGCAATAGAATTAAGACATCCGCATGTTTCCCAATTTAGAATAACCCAACTTAGAATAAATAGATTTTCAACTACAACTAAGATATTCTATTCCAATAAGATATTCTATTCCAAAAAAATAAAAACAACTATCTCAAGAATCAAAATGTTTTTTGAAGTCGCAAAACCTATATTCGAAAGAAAAAACCAACAAGAAATAGCACATCAAAAATATATAGAAATGGTGACCGGAAATATGGATGTAGAATTAGCTCATACTCCAAACTCGAATGTATTAAAATATGGCAACAAGAGAAGCTTCAATCTTAGTTTTTGCTGTGAGAATGATGTAGACGAATTCATGAAAAGACCAAAAAAGGAACAATTCTATATGATTGAACACCTCAGCGGATATTATACATTGAAAGAAATCAAAAAATTTATAGAAATAATAGGCAGCAATCCACGTGCCGTTGCTGAAAGATTGAAAGGATAATGACATGAATAAGATAGATTTCAGACAACAAATAAAGACCTTATTGAAACAAGTGGGAATAAGTGCCGCAAAATTATCACGTATGGCAGACCTAAACCAAGGAACCGTATATGGATATCTGAGTGGTAAATCTGAGATATCCGCAGCCGGTCTCGCTAAACTATTCAATATTCTAAATAGAGAAAAAGAAAAAGGGAAAGGGAATTGAAATGGAAATCGCTTTAGACAAAACTTACATGGATGTAGAAAAACTAATTTATAAAATAGTTTGGAGATTCAAAATAAGATATGGAGGTGAAATAGATGAATTAAAAGCAGAAGCCAATTATCTATTCTTATTGTCATGTCAAACTTATGAAGAAAGCAAATCAGCATTCAGCACGTGGTTATCATGGTGTATATGGCATGGATTACTCGATTGGTTAAACGAAGAAAATAAACATACCAAATTAAGTATTAACGATACGACAAATGATGGACAAACCTATGAAGAATTACTCAAAAATGAATTCCAAAAACCTTTCTATCTATTCGAATTGATAGAGGACCTGCCAAATGATGCTGCATTCATTATCAAATTATTATTCAATCCTACAAAAAGATTTCGAGAAGAGGTATTAAGCAGAGGCACAAAACCAAAATTCATATTGATAGGATTAAGGTATTATCTATATGAAGACCTCGAATGGTTGAAAAAGGAAATATCGGAATCAATTGGAGATATTAGGATTATTCTAAATGACCCGATTATATGATTACCAGCGGAAAGGAATCCTAAAAATTGAGGAGTTTCATGGTCGAGCCTTGCTGGCTGATGAAATGGGTCTGGGCAAAACACTGGAAGCCTTGGGTTGGATAAGACATCATCCAAAAAAGCGACCTGTAATTATTGTATGTCCAGCCTTCGCAAAATGGGTTTGGGAAATGGAAGCTCACAAACACCTCAAAATGAAGAGTATAATACTAAATGGAAAAAAATCATTCCGAATCAACCAAAAGGATTCAATAAATTCTTTATTGATTCTCAATTACGAAATTCTCCAGTATTGGATGGATAACCTATTAAGATTAGAACCAAAGGTATTATTATTTGATGAATGTCATTATGTAAAAAATAGAAAAACCCATAGAACGAAAGCAGTAAGAAAATTGGCGAGAAAAATTCCTCATGTCATAGCCATAGGCGGAACACCTTTACTTAATAGACCAGCAGAATTATGGACGACACTGAATATGATAAGACCTAAACTTTTTCCTTCATTCCTCCCCTATGCTTTTAGATACTGCAATCCAATACGAACTCCTTGGGGTTGGGATTTTAATGGTGCTTCTCATCTTGATGAATTGCATCAAATTCTAAATGAAACAATGATGATTAGAAGACTGAAAAAGGATGTATTAAAAGAATTACCAAAGAAATCAAGATTTATAGTACCCCTTTCGATAGATAATAGAAATGAATATCAAGAGGCTGTTAATAATTTTATTGATTGGCTTAGTAGAAAATCATTGGATAAAGCCAAGCGGGCTCAAAAAGCAGAACAATTAGTAAAAATAGGATATCTAAAAAGATTGGCTGCCCAATTAAAAATGAAGAGCATCCTAAAATGGATAGACAATTTCTTAGAGGAGAGTGACGACAAACTCGTTCTTTATTGCATTCATAAAAATATCATCAAACAAATTTATGATAAATATAAAAAGATATCAGTAGTAGTAGATGGTAGTGTGACAGGTGAAAAAAGAAAGAAAGCCGTTCTTGCTTTTCAAAATAATAAAAAAATCAAATTGTTCATCGGTAGTATTAAAGCTGCTGGTGTTGTTATAACTCTAACTGCATCAAATACTTTGGCTTTTGTCGAATTAGATTTTGTACCGGCAAATCATATTCAAGCTGAGGATAGAATACATAGGATAGGACAAAAATACAATGCCTCCATCTATTACTTGATAGCAAAAAATACGATAGAAGTTCCTTTGTGTGCTCTTATCCAAAAGAAACAGAAGATAGTTGATTCTGTTTTGGATGGTGATAATATAACAAATGAACTCAATATATTTGATAAGTTAGAAAAAATTCTCAAGAAAGGATTAGTGGAATGAAGAAATCAACATTGTATATCAAAGGCATACCACTCGATGTGAAATTACAATTCAAAGCCATATGTGTGAGACAGAATACAACAATGACAAAAAGGATTGAAGAATTGATGCGAAAGGAAATCAAAAAGTTTAATGGATAAAAAAAGAAAGGATAAAAAAATGGTAACAATTTCACAAAAAGTTAATTTGGATAATGTAGTATTCGAGAGAACTGTCAGTAAACGAAAATCAAATCCCTTCGTTTGCTATGCACCCAGTTCGGGAACTCTGTACTTCAACATTGTCGAACAACTTCACTTAGAAGATTGGCGTGATGTGCTCATAGGATTTGACCCAAAAACTCAAGTGATAGTCCTCAAAAAATGTTCTCCCGAAGAAACCGGAGTAAGAGCTTTCTATGTACCTTCAGATAAAAAAGGAACAAAAGGAAAATACAAACTCGTATCGGTCAAGACATTACTCAATCGACACCAAGCCAAATTAGCCAAGAGATATAAACCCGAAAGAAACGGATATATGATATATCTTGACCCTATCTTCTTTGTGGAGAATCCAAAACCAAAACAATGAAATTCATCGACCTTCTAATTGAATATAGAATACCATATAAGACAGAAGGCCATCATCATTGTCGTCCTGGGTGGATTCAAATTGATTGTCCTTTCTGTGGCGATGGCTCCCACAAATTTCATATGGGTTATTCCCTTGTTGGGAATTATATCAACTGTTGGCAATGTGGGAGCCATCCCACAGTTAATGTATTGATTGAGTTAACCGGATTATCCACTGAAAAATGCAGAAGACTTTTGAAGGGTTTGGAAAAATCTAAATTTGAAAAAAGGATAATAAGAGGCAGACTTAAAATACCTAAAGGAGTCGGAGATTTACAAATTCCACATGCTCGTTATTTAGTTAGGAGAGGTTTTCTTCCTGGGGATATCATACAACTTTGGAAGGTGCAAGGAATAGGAATAGCAAGCAAATTATCATGGCGTATATTCATTCCTATTATTTATAGAGGAGAAACAGTAAGCTGGACGACACGAGCAATTTCGGATAAGGCAAACATTATAAGATATATCAGTGCCAAATCTGAACAAGAAACAATACCTCATAAAGAACTTTTATATGGAGAGGATTATGCTCGACATGCTATCATTATCGTTGAAGGACCATTTGACGTATGGAAGATAGGACCAGGTGCGGTAGCCACTTTAGGTTTGGGGTATTCTCAAGCTCAAGTCAATAAGATGATTAGGTATCCTATCAGAGCTATCTGTTTTGATAGTGACAGGCAAGCCCAAAAAAGAGCAAACAAATTATTCAATACACTATCAGTTTTCAAAGGCGATACATACAATGTCATATTGGATAGCAAGGATGCTGCAGAAGCATCCATTGAGGAGCTAAAAACGCTGAGAGAAAGGTTCTTATACTAACCACGCAAATACCTATATGTAGGTACAGGATGACTGGAGTTCACGTAAGAGGCACCGTCCTGTGGGCTAAATTTTAGGGTATTTTGGGCTGCTTAAGGTATTTTGCTCGATTACTGCTAAATTTGACGATAATAGAGATATAAAGAAAAAATTTTTATTTTTGCTTGACAGGGCATAAACTGAGGATATAATAACCTATGAAACGCGAAACCGAAACCAAGGATGGACCAAAACCACCAAGTGTGAACTTTTCGCGTATCATAGCATTTGGTGGTTTTCTTATTGAAAGGATTTGAGTATGAAAAATAAGGAATCATATTATGCAATCATCCCTGCTAATGTTCGTTACTGTGAAGAATTAACCACAAATGCAAAACTACTTTATGGTGAAATAACGGCTCTGTGTAATAAGGAAGGTTATTGTTGGGCAACCAATAGTCATTTTGCAAAACTCTTCAATGTAAATAAAACAACTATCAGTATATGGATTAGCTCTTTACAAGAAAATGGGTTCATAAAATGCAGAATAAAAAGTAATAATATGAGAAGAATCTACTTGAAACACCCTTCGGGAAAATCCAAAGGGGGGCTTTGGAAAAATCCAAAGGGGGTATCGGGAAAATCCAAAGGCTCATATAATAATACAACTAATACTAAAAGGAAGAATATAGATTCACTTCGTTCATCGACAACCCTGAAAAAAGGGTTGTCAAAAAATAAGCTGGTGAAACATACTCCCAAAGATATCTCATATGATTTGAGATGTACTACTATGTTAGAAAAAAGAATATTTCTTCCTCCCAAGAAAATAGGTACTCCTGAAGGTTGTAAACAATTTAGATTATTACACACAACTCACGGTTTCACCAAGAAAAGGATAATAAAAGTATTGAAATGGTTCATTGCCCATATAAAAGATAAATATACACCAAGTGTATTCAAAGCTCAAGATTTTAGAGAGAAGTTCTTGAGGATAGAAAATATCATGAACAGGAGTCAATCAGAAACTCCAGAAGAGATTAAAATATCATCTGCTGCCAAAGAGATAGCTAAAAGACTTTCTCATTTATCTTGGGAGGGTAGTGATGACCAATTACTGGGAACCATTCAAATATCTTTGAATAACTACAATGAATTTTATAAATGGTTTTTAGAAATTTCAAAGACAGGGGATAGACATCACATTAGATTATGTGAACATCTCCATGGTTGTTATTTCTTAGCCCATCCCAAAACATTCGTCAAAGATTGGATGGAAAAGATTAACAAAAGGATAATAGATTGGGATGAATGGAGCGGTAATTTAATTAAAATGGCTTTTAATAGAAAATCAAAATTGTTTCAACGATTAGGTCGAAAAGAGGTCGAAGGATATTCTGGTTATAGTTCAGGATGGGATAGGTTAATGGTGTTGATTGAAAAGGAGAAAGGATAATGCCAGTTAGAATATGGAAAGGTGCTGTATTGGTTTACAAGGGAGCAAGATATATTGTACCCATAGTCATTGCCGCCACTGGTTTTGTTATGGGTTTGATTACAGGAAGAAAGACCAATAAACAAAAGGGGAATTGAAATGGGTTTGGAAGATGATTTTATGTTGGGTATAATGTTATTCACTAAGGGTGTGATATATATAATAGCATTTTTGATTGCGATACTTGTGATTGTCTACATCTGTAGAGGATGTACGTTTGAATGAAAGTTAGAAAAAGAGAAACTGCTTCGGAGAGGTTAATACTAACAGCTATGATTGTAGACCCTGTTGTTCTTGGTCGAATAGCCTCCAAATGGCAGGATAATATGTTTAGAAACAGATGGTCAAATCTTATTGCTGTATGGTGTGTACGATATTATCACAGATATGATAAAGCTCCGGGAAATCAGATTGAGAATTTATTTGATTCTTGGTCCAATAAGACAAAGGATAAAGAAACCATAATACCAGTCGAAAAGTTTTTGGATTCATTATCAAAGGATTATGAGAATCTAAATGTTGAATCCAATAGTGATTATATCATAGACGTTGCGGGTAGGTATTTTAATCAAGTCAAAATGGAAAAACTTATTGAGACAATTCAGGATGATTTAGATATAAACAATATAGATAAGGCTCAGAAACAAATTGTCGGTTTTAGCAAAATTGATATGGGAGTGGGTGAGGGTATTGATATTCTGCAAGATACAGAAGCCATTAAAGAAGCATTTAGGGATAGAAGAGAATCATTGATAACCTATCCGGGTGCTTTAGGGAAATTTTTCAAAGATGCTTTGGAAAGGGATGCTTTTATTTCATTCATGGCTCCAGAAAAAAGAGGCAAGACATTCTGGTTAATAGATATGGCTTATAGAGCAATGATACAAAGAAAAAAAGTAGCCTTCTTTGAAACTGGAGACCTAAGTCAGAACCAAATAATGAGAAGATTGATGATAAGAGTTTCTGGCAGACCCTTTTATCCATGTACCGTAAATTATCCCACAGATATTACAATGACAAAAGGTGATGAAATAGCGAGTGTAGACACAAAGAGGAAAACTTGTACCACAAGATTATCCTGGAGGAAGGCAAACAAGGCTTGCAGGTCGGCAATGAAAAAGGCTCATTCTAAAAAATCCTTTTTCCGTTTATCATGTCATCCCAATTCAACATTATTTGTAAAAGGTATTCAAAACATTTTAGAAGATTGGGCAAGAGAAGAATGGGTACCAGATATAATCATAATAGACTATGCCGATATTCTAAATATGCAGTATCATGGATTAGAAGGGAGAGATAGAGTAAATGAAGCATGGAAACAATTACGTTCACTCTCACAGACTTATCATTGTCTTGTAGTAACAGCGACCCAATCCGATGCTGCGTCATACGGTGCAAAAACAATACGTATGAAACATTTTTCAGAAGATAAAAGAAAACTTGCCCATGTTACTGGTATGATAGGTATCAATTGTACGAAGGACGAAAAAGAAGAAGGTATAATGAGATTGAATTGGATTGCTTTACGTGAGAGTGATTTTAATGTAGATAGATTTGTTCATGTAGCAGGTTGTTTGGCTATAAGTAATCCAGCAATAAAAAGCTGTTTCGAGGAATGAAATGAAAGGTCGATGTCGATATTGCAGCAGTGTAATATATGTGATTTGGTTGAAGATTCCTTTATGTATCAAACATTGGTTACAATGCTGCGAATTCGGGAAAATCAGATTTTTGAAAAGACACGGTGAAAAAATCTTGGAAAGATTAACCATGGAAGAAAAAAGAGAACTAAGGGATTTCGTTGAGGACTTAATCAGCGATGGTAGGGTTTTAGTCCAGATATTAGCAGTAGGTCAAAGTAGTCGTTGGAATGGATTAGGAGAGGAAATTGAAAAAATCTATGAAGAATTGAAAAAAAGTTTGGAAGCCTTGCGGAAAAAGTAAGATAATATAATATGAGCAGCATTTTTGGAAAGGATAAAAAGTGATAATTGAAAAAGGAAAACAATACACAATAGATGATTTTGCAGAAGCAATTTGTTCTTGTGGAGCAGAATTACAATTTGGCGGAGGTTTCGATTATGAATGTAATGGTTGTGTGAGCTTAATGGCCACCTGTGAGAATTGCAAAAGGGAATTTTATGCCGAATGCAGCAAGATTTATAAAGTCCGAATAACTGATAGTAAAGGGATGGAGATATGAAAATTGCAATAAAAGATTTAGAACCAAATCCATTCAAAGACCTGAAGAAATATCCCATAGATAAGGAAAGAGTGGCTAAACTCAAAGGTAGTATTAAAGGTTTGAAATTTTGGAAGGGAATTGTCTGTCGTCCACATCCAATTAAAAAAGATAAATATCAGCTTGCATTCGGACATCATCGGATTGAAGCACTAAAAGAATTAAGGTATACCACAATTTCAATGACGGTATTGAATTATAATGATGCTGATATGTTATTAGCAATGGCGGAGGAAAATAGAGATGTCAAACAAGATATCGGAACGATGTTGAATTTGGTGGAGCAGACTAAAAAGTTTCTGGATGAGGAGTTGGCAAAGTATGACTGGGCAACATCTCATAAATTTATGAGATGTTTATTCAAGAATCAAACAGCTTACACAGAAACAAAAACCAAGGGTGTTGGTCAAACAACCATCCTCAAATTCCTAAACAAAAATAAAACCAAATGGACATCAAACGAAATAGACATTGCTCTTGATATTCTCAAAAGCGAGGCAGAAAAAGAGATAGACAGAGAAGCAGTTATACTATTCAAAATACCTTATCAAGTCAAAGAATTCAAAGAGGCTGTTACAAATAAGAAAAATCCTGTGCCTGAAAAAAAACAAAAAGAGGTAGCAAAAAAAGTCATCAAAGAGCAGGATAAACGAAAAAAGGAAAAGAAAAAAGGTATACCATCAGGAGGACGCGGTATAAAACAAATTGTTAAAAGCATAGTAACACCAAAGAAAAGAAGCGATAATTTTCATAAAGCTGAAATGGCTATTGAGGATATTGAGAAAGCCTCTAAAAAATTAGTGGCCAGGATAACACAACTTAGAGAACTTCTCTCCAAAATGAAAGTCACAGAAATAAAAGGTATAAATGTACTCGGAGCAGAAATTGCTTTAAGAGATTTAATGAATGAATTCAAAAAGTTTGAAATTGAACAAAGAAAAGTTTCTAAACAAATCATAGGAAAAACAAAGTGAGTAGCAAATACATAAAATACAGAAACAATGGCATAAGATATTCTATTGAAAGGATTGCAGAAAAAATAATGGCGGAACAGATTATTGATGAAATATACACTTTTGAAAGATGGCTTCGCAAATTTTTGAAAATTAAGAGCTTTCCAAAAAGAAAAACATATCAATGGAGACTCTTCATCGACTTTAGAAAAGAATTAAGATTCCAACTTGATAATTATTTTTATAAAAATAAAAAACCTTATTGGATACAAATAGTAAATGGGATTGGTTTTGTACTTCGCAATGGTGAGTATATAGATAAAATACTATTTAACGAGAGGAGACCGCGAATACAAAAACCAACCACACTGGCTTCCAAAATTGTAGATGGACTTAGTAAAGCCAAATCACTCGACCCGGAGACGGCAAGAAACTTAAAAAAGATGAAAGAGGAATTCTTTGACCCAATAACCGATATGTGTTTAGGTCGGGCTATGAGACAAAAATTCCCAGAAGCCAAAATAAAAAGAATGCTTTCATCAAAGAAGACCAAGAAAACGAAGACCAAGAAAACCAAAAAGAAAAAATAAATAGGAGATAAAATAAGATGAGTTCAAGCGAGAAAACAGAAACCAAAGTTGAAACCATCACAGTGAGAAGAGCATTATTGGTGAAGCTGTATAAGATGCTCGGTTTCAAGACCGCCAATAACTGGGATTGCAAGAGGTTCGAGAGGAAGATAAAAAATCTGCCGGATTATATTGGCGAGAACGAAGTCGAATTACCCAATCCCAAAGCCCAAAAATTCCTGGATAGAATATTGAAGGCCTTGAAAAAGGGAAAAGTAATAGAGGTTGTAGATGAAAAAGAAAAAGACAAAAACGAAAATTTGGAAAAGGAGACTACGATGTCAAAGAGCAAAAACAAAAAGAAAAAGACAACTGAGAATGAGAAGAAGACAACAAAGAAAAAAGAAGCAGTAAAAAAGGAAAAGGGAATAGATGCTTTTGGGAGACGGTTGGGAACGCAAGGTGCTTTGATAGATTCATGCCTATCAAAGGAACCTAAAAGTGTGGAGACATTGGCAAAGGAATGTAAGCTACCAGTTCAACGGATAAGAACGCATCTCAACGACCTGGAAGAAAAAGGATTTATCAAGAGCAATAAAGACGGCAACTATTCCGTCAAATAGACATGGGATATACCGCAACAAAACGAATAGAGATAGCAGGCTTGCATCAATTGGACCTTCCCTATAAATCACCTTGTACCAGACAACATGGCCACAATTGGATTATTGAAGTAGAAGTGTGTGCCGAAGAATTGAACGAAGAAGGGATGGTAATAGATTTTACTCACATAAGCGAAATTGTGAATAGGTTAGACCATCGAAATCTAAATAATTTTATCAAACAACCAACAGCCGAGAATATAGCAAAATGGATAAGGGATGAAATTGAAAAGGAATTAGATATTCATAGAGACGAGGATAGCAACAGAAGTTGGGTTTCGAAAGTCACCGTTCAGGAAAGTGAGGGGAATGTGGCATGTTATATCCCATAAATGAAATCTTTTATTCCATCCAAGGTGAGGGAAGTAATGCTGGTATGCCTGCTGTCTTCATTCGTTTTGCCGGTTGTAATTTGAATTGCTCTTGGTGTGATACAGACCATTCCAAAAAGGTAGAATTATCAGCAAAGCAGATAGTTTGTGCAGTTAAGGCTTATAATTCTAAATGTCCTTTGATTGTTTTAACAGGAGGAGAACCCACAATATATCCTTTGAGAGGATTATTGGAAAGATTGGAGATATCAAATTCTGCAATAATAGCAATAGAAACAAATGGAACCAACCCAGATAGAATACGTCCTTTGAAAGATAAAGGATTATTGGATTGGATAACAGTAAGTCCAAAGTATTTTAGTACCGAAATGATTAGAAGCCTTAGAATGGCTCACGAAGTAAAGGTTGTCCTAACAGAAAGCAATGACCCTACTAAATACGAACATTATTTGGAAGATAAATTTGAAAAAGGTTTGGCCTTTGTTCAACCTTGCTCTGAGAATTACAAACCAGCTGTGGATTTTGTTTTGAGGAATCCAAAATGGAAATTGAGTGTGCAAATACAAAAGATAATTAGGATTAGATAATGCAAACAATGAACTTTACTTGGGATAATGTCCAATACAACGCCATGGATATAGCATCAAAAATAGATTTGATATATACAAAACGAGCCGTGAAAATATATGGTATTCCACGAGGAGGAATTTATGCTGCTCAAGCCGTTTTATCTTTTACAGAAGGGGAGGCTTATCTCGTAGAAAAGCCGGATAATGATTGTATTTTCATTGATGATATTATTGATACTGGAAGTACAAGAGATAAATTTACATCTAAATATGGACATTCGTTATCCTTTTATGCTTTGATAGATAAAACCAGAGAACATAAATCTCTGAAAGGAATTTGGATTTCTTTTCCATGGGAGAGGATGTGTAAGGAGAAAGGTCCAATTGATAATGTAAGAAGATTGATTGAATATATAGGGGATGACCCGGAGCGAGAAGGATTGAAGGAGACCCCAGACAGAGTTATCAAATCATACAAAACATTATTCGGTGGCTATCAACAAAAACCATCAGAAATTATTAAGGTATTCAAAGATGATACCTGTGATGAAATGGTTCTTGTTAAAGATATCGAATTCTATTCAACTTGTGAACATCACATGCTACCCTTCTATGGAAAAGCTCATATAGCATATATTCCAAAAGGTAAAGTGATAGGAGCATCCAAATTGATACGACTTTTAGAGATATTTTCAAGGCGTCTTCAAATACAAGAAAGACTTTGTCAACAGATTACAGAAGCTTTGGATGAAATGATAGAACCTCACGGTTCAGCTTGTATTTTGGAAGCTCAACATCTATGTATGATAGCTCGTGGTGTAAAGAAACAGCATTCCATAATGACAACCTCTTCTTTGACAGGTTCTTTCAATACCAGTCATAATACCAGAGTTGAATTATTAACCTTAATAAAGAAAGGTGATTGAAATGAAAACAACAATATGGATAACTACCATATTTGAAGCCTTTCATCGCTGGAAGGATGCTCCTGAAGAAGTTTATTTCCTAAGGGCATATCATCGACATATATTCGAAGTTGAAATAGGTGTAGCAGTACGACATGATGACAGAGATATTGAATTTCTTCAATTCAAAGATGAGGTAAATGAATATATAAAGAAACATTTTGAGCGAAAAAGATTTGAATTGTCTTGTGAAATGATTGCCAAAAGATTGTTTAATGAATTTACAGCTGAATATGTCAAAGTAAGTGAGGACGGTGAAAACGGAGCCACAATAGAGAGAGAATAGATTATGAATGGAAAAAGGATTGTAACATTCAAGACACCTGTTGATTATTTTCAACAAGTATTAGATGGAAAGTATCAAAATATCAATCGATTTAAGAAGTTACTTGAAACCAAAAATGATTGGGATGGATATGATTGTGATTTGCACATATATCCTTATATCCATGCCCGACCTGCTTTATTGAGTGTGGGTTGTCCCAATCAATGCCCTTTCTGTCCCACAGCTATAACACATAAGGGTCGTATACACTTTGGTAATTATAAATATATTCTCAGTCAATATAAAAACGAGAACATTCATTTCATGGATGAAAATCTCTTCTATAATAACAGCATGGATAGAATTCTAATCCTCTTGAAGAAGCAAAAGATACAATGGCTTGCCATGTCCGATTATAAAAGTACAATTAAGATATTGGAAAAATTTGGAGAGGATTATCTATATGATTGTGGGTTGAGAATTATTGAAATAGGTCTTGAAAATGTGGCTTTATTCAAAAAGGTAAAAGATTACATACCCACCAAAAAGATAGTCATATATTATCTCAATATGACTTGTTTACCTGGCGAAACAAAAGAATCTATCGCAGAGAATGCCAGATGGATGAAACCTGTATCACTCAAGAGATCTATACATTTCAACAATGGTGTATGGTATGCCTGTGGTCAATTCTTTTATCCGTATGATGGATATCAGGGAATAGGAAAAGGTAAGTGGGTTAATGGAAAGATAGCCAGAACCAGACCATCCTGGATACCCAATAGCCTCCTCTCCCAAGAATACAATATAATAAGTTTGGAAAGAACCAACTATTATAGTCAATTGATTTATGGAATCAAAATATACAAACCAAAATCTCAAGGAATAATAGGTGATTTTATACAGGGCAATCAACGTCTTGCGACTTGGATGCTTAGCGGAATAAGATGTGGAGGTATAATATAATGATGTATTACTGTCCATTAGAATCACACAAAGAAAGATATACCATGCAATGGTCGGCTCCCAAAACAGGTTGGTTGGAGAGGAATTGGATAAAACTTAATATCTCCTACAAAAGAATAGAGGGCAAATCAACTGGTGAAGCAATTAAGACAGGACAGGTCTTGGATGCTATAGGTCGTTCAATATGGGCTTTCTCTCAGATTGAACAATTATTGATATTATTGGAAGAAGGAATAATCAAAAATTCAGATAGTATTTATTTCGATGACTTTTGGCATCCAGGAATAGAAGCTCTTCCATATGCTTTTCATCTATTCAATATTCATCCTTCAATGTTTGCCTTTTGTCATGCTCAAAGTGTTGATGAATTTGATTTCACTTATCCTATGAGACATTGGATGAGACATTTTGAAAAAGGAATAGCAGCAGCATTAACTGGAATATTCGTAAATTCCGTTTGCTTAAAAGATTTGCTCTATCTTGGAGGAGTATGTGAGAGAGAAAAAATTCATATTATAGGACATATCTTCAGTTCCGAAGAAGTAAGAGAAAGAATGCCTGAAGGAACAATCATTGAAAGGGAAAACAAAATAATATTCAGCAGTAGATGGGATGTTGAAAAGAATCCCGGTTTCTTTATGAAGGTGGCTGTTGAAGTAATAAAACAAAGACCCAAAGCAGAATTTGTGATATGCACATCTTTTAATAGATTGAAAAGTAATAATCAGATGCTCATAGATGGTCTGAAAAGATTGATAGCAGAATATCCAAATAACATAATTCTCAAAGAAGGTTTGACAAAGGAAGAATATTACAATGAATTATGTAGAGCAAAAATCCAAATGAATACGGCCAATCAGGACTTTATTTCAATATGTTTATTGGAAGCAAGTGTTGCCGGCTGTTATCCTATCTATCCTTATTTTCGTTCTTTCCCCGAAGCATTCAATTATGATATGTCATTTATGTATGAACATTTGAATTTGCAAAGTGCTGTAAATAAAGTCATATCAATTTTGGATAGAGATGATTTATGGACAGAAGAAGAGATAGATAAAAGAGCTTGGATACATCTTCGACATGATGATTCTTGGAAGAATATGCTCAAAGTGATATGGAGAAAATAAATGGAATGTCCTTTGTTGATATTGGATTCAGGAGCGACATACCTATATAATAAATTTGTGAAGAAAAATAGAGAAGCAGGATTATTTGTACCTCGATGGAGAATTGCAAAATGGAAGGAAAAGATATTATACGAAGAGGATGGATTCAATCTTCTTCAACCTTCCGATATCGAGAAATTAAAAAAGAAAACAAAACCAGTTCGAGGAGAACAACATGGACCTGGAACGCATTTCATAAATAGAGTAAGTTTGGATTTTACATATTACAAGACAAATGAATTCAGAAAATTTCGAGATTCCTACATAAGGTTTATCAAAAAACACAGCAAATATCTATATGCTTATATCAATCTTGATGTGATAAATAATGCAGAGGAATCTTACAAGTCTCTAAAATACATGGAAAGTAAAGGATGTCATCCTCTACCTGTATTTCATATAGGTAATGATGTAAAATGGTTGAAAAGATATATAAAAGAAGGTTATCAAATTATTTGTATAGGTGGAATTTCTCCTAATCGATTTTCTATTGTTCAACCTATCTTGGATGAGATTTGGTTGAATGTGTTAACGGATTCAAAAGGTATGCCCATAGTCAAAGCTCATGGATTGGCTTGTACCTCCTATGATTTATTGACAAGATATCCTTGGTGGGGGGTGGACTCTGCCTCGTGGACAAAAATGGGAGGTTGGGGAGGTATATATATTCCACGTAAGAAAGAAGGCGAATTTGGTTTTGATAAATCTCCATTCGCACTTGCTGTATCAAATGAATCACCAAGAATAAAAATAGGAAGAAAACATTTCTATACTATTTCAAAGAGAGAAAGAGACCATGTAAAGGAGTGGCTTAATACCATAAATGTTCCTGTAGGTTCGATAAAAAAGGGTATACAAAAACCAGGTGTCACAAACGATTACCAAAGTAGAATGAGAGCCAATCTTTTTTATTTTCAGGCATTGAGTAATTCTCTTCCAAAATGGCCTTGGGCTCTTCGATTTCACAGAGAAGGATTATTTGCATGATATTATTTTACTCGGGTTCGAGAAGTAAAGATGTGGCTCCAGAAGATTTTGATGCAGACATCATGTTATCCTATAGTGATTTCTACAGTGAGAAAAAATCGGAGGCATTACAAAGATTTGAAAAATATAAAAAGAAATTTGATAAGAGAAAAAAGAGAAAAGGAACCAAAAGATGAAAATTGATAGAGAAAAGTTTTTGACACAATTGGAATTGGTTCTTCCAGGATTATCTCCACTTGAAATTATAGAACAATCATCCTGTTTCATATTCAAAAACGGAAAGGTGATGACCTATAATGATGAGATAATTTGCATCCAAGATTCTCTTCTTCATATTGAGGCAGCGGTTCCAGCTCTACCTCTCATATCTATACTTCGTAAACTCCGGGAGAGAATGATAGAGGTAACACCGGAATTCGAAGATAAAGGAGAATTATTGATTAAAGGAAAATCAAAACGTATAGGTATCAGAGTGGAAGAAAAAATTCGTCTTCCAATACAAACCGTAAAGAAACCAAAGAAATGGAAACCATTATCTAAAAACTTTGCTGATGCCGTCTCTATGGTTCAAGAATGTGCAGGGAGAGATGAATCCCAATTTGCAATGACCTGCATACATTTGGATTCCAAATGGATAGAAGCCTGTGACAATTATCAAGCTGCCCGTTATGAAATAAAAATGAAAATAGAAAAACCAATCCTTATTAGAAAACAATCATTAAGACATATTGTTTCATTAAACATGATAGAATTTGGTGAAACAAAATCTTGGATACATTTTAGAAATCGAGACGGTCTTGTTTTAGGTTGTCGTCGTTTCACAGGAAAATATCCTGACCTATCATCCATATTGAAAATCGCTAAAGGTATTGATATTATCTTACCAAAGGGAATTGAAAAAATCATAGAAAGAGCAGAAATATTCTCCATTGAGAATGCAGATGATAATAGAATCAAAGTAAATCTTCGAGAAAATAAATTCAAAATAACAGGAAGAGGTGTTTCGGGATGGTTCAGCGAAATTAAAAGAATAAAATATGATGACAAACCTTCCACTTTTACCATAGCTCCCAATCTTCTCTCCGAATTAGTACAACGTCATAATAAATGTATATTAACCAAAAATCGTCTAAAAGTCAAAGCAGGAAAATTCGTATATGTAACCGCTCTGGGTGCAATAAAGGAAGAATAAAATGAGTGAAGGATTCTTTTCATCTTCCAGATTATATAACACACAAAAAATATCTCGCATACCCAAATGCGGTCTATGTAAATTATATAGACATTGTAAATCTCCAAAGATGCCACCAACAGGTAAGGGTAAGAAAAAGATATTGGTTATAGCTGAAGCTCCTGGAGAAGAAGAGGATAGACAGAATACTCAATTGATAGGTAGGACAGGACAATACTTTAGACGATGTTTAAGAACTTTGGATATAGATTTGGACATAGATTGTTGGAAAACCAATGCCGTAATATGTAGAAGAAAAGGAAACAAAACACCTACCGATGAGATGATAGAAGCTTGCAGACCAAACCTTATGAAAACCGTTGAAAAATATAATCCAAATGTCATCATTTTATTAGGTGGTGTGGCTGTGCAATCGCTCTTAGGTATTGTATATAATGCTGATGTAGGTTCGATAAGCAGATGGGGAGATTACTGCATTCCATGTAGAAATCCTAATGCTTGGATAATTCCTACATATCATCCATCCCACATTTTAAGAAAGAATAGTCGAGTATTGCGTAGAATATTCAAAAGACATTTGAAGATGGCTATATCAAAAATCAAATCCAAACCTTGGAAAGTAGTGCCATCATATAAAGACCAAATAGAAATAATAGTCAGTCCATCCCGAGCAGCAAAAATCATTAGACATATATCTAAACAAAAAGGGTATATCTCATTTGATTATGAAACCAATACATTGAAACCGGAAAGAGAAGATTCCAAAATTGTATCTTGTTCAGTCTGTTGGAATGATAAAAAAACAATATCATATCCTTGGGTGGGAGATGCTGTAGACGCCACTGCTGAATTATTGAAGACCGATATTCCAAAAATAGCCTCCAATATAAAATTTGAGGATAGATGGACAAGAGCCAAATTAGGATTCAATGTAAGAAGATGGTATTGGGATACGATGTTAGCAGCTCATGTCATAAATAATAATCCTGGTGTCACAAGTATCAAGTTCCAAGCATTCGTTCTCTTAGGACAGGAAAGTTATAATAATCATATCGAACCATTCTTGGAAGACACAAAGAATGGAATTAACAGAATTGATGAAATAGATATCAGAGATTTGTTAGAATACGGTGGTTTGGATTCACTAATGGAATTCAAAGTAGCGATGAAACAAGTGGAGATATTGAAATGAATTCAATAGAATATATGAAAAATGTAAGACGGAGCGAATCCCCAAATTTCGATATGATAAACAAACGTATTCTTCATGCCTCTATTGGGGTATGTACAGAAGCCGGAGAGTTGGCAGATATAATTAAAAAATCTTTATTCTATAAGAGACAAATTGATAGATGGAATTTGATTGAGGAAATCGGAGACCTATTTTGGTATTTGGGTTTGATATGTGATGAATTAGATATAACTTTTGAAGAAATTATGGATATGAATATCAAAAAACTTAAAGAACGATATCCCAATCAATTCTCCATAAAAGATGAACGGAACAGGAATTATGAAAAGGAAAAAGAAGCAGCAGAAGGATGAGACCAACAACCAAACAAGCATATAAATTACTTCATGATGGAGGTATAGCTCTGTCCCATATAGAAGCGAATGGGATGAGAATAGACGAGAGATACCTTCATCATGCTATCAAAAGCACAAATGGAAAAATCAAACGATTAACCGAAGAAATAAAAAAAGATAAAATATATAGAATCTGGAGAAGAACTTATGGTGAGAAAACCAATTTAGGTTCTCATCAACAACTTGGTAAAGTTCTATTTACAGTGATGGATTATCCTGCAGTCGAATTTACAAAGACCGGAAGACCTAAGACAGATATTCATGTACTGGAAAAAATCGATTTGGATTTTGTTAGAAATTTTCTCGGAATAGAGAGATTGAAAAAGGCTGTAAATACTTATCTGAAAGGTATATTAAGAGAGACAGTAGATGGATATCTTCATCCCTTCTTTAATTTACATTTGGCAAGAACATATCGTGGTTCATCAGATTCTCCAAACTTCAAAAACATTCCTGTAAGAGTTCCAGAAATAGCAAAATTGATTAGAAGATGTTTTATACCAAGAAAAAACCATGTCATTGCAGAGATAGATTATAGTGGAGCAGAAATTTGTGGAGCAGTTTGTTATCATAAAGACCCAAGAATGATTACCTACATCAAAGAGAAAAAAGACCTGCATAGAGATATGGCAATGCAATGCTATATGCTCCGAAGGTCTCAGGTGAATAAGGATATCCGTTACTGTGGGAAGAATATGTTTGTCTTTCCTCAATTCTATGGGGATTATTATGTTCAATGTTCCAAATCACTTTGGGAGGCTATTGGTCTGTTACATTTGAAAACTGTTGATGGTCTCAATCTAAGAAAACATTTGAAAAATCAAGGTATTAGAAAACTTGGTAGATGTGACCCGGATAAAAGACCTGTCAAAGATACATTTGAAAGACATATACAAGAAGTAGAATATAGATTTTGGAATAAAAAATTCAAAGTCTATAATCAATGGAAAAAGGATTGGTGGGAAAGTTATTTGAGAACAGGTGGATTTGATATGTTAACCGGTTTTCACATAGAAGGGTTTTATGAAAGAAATAACGTAATCAATTATCCAATACAAGGAACTTCCTTTCATTTTCTACTTTGGTCTTTAATTCAAATAGTTCAATGGATGATTAAAAGTAGAATGAAATCATTGATTGTTGGAGAAATTTATGATAGTATAGTTGGAGATATTCACAAAAAGGAATTGGATGATTATCTATCAATGGCTAAACATATAATGACAGAACTTATTAGAAAACATTGGCATTGGATTATAGTGCCCTTAACTGTTGAAACAGAAGTCGCTCCAGAAGGCAAGAGTTGGTATCGTAAAGAAGAGGTGAAAATATGAATCTCATATCAATTGATGAAGATATTATAACACGGACCATAATATCACTTGAGTGGATGACAACAGATATCAAATGGAGAGCAGATGAAACAAAATTAAACTTTGAAGAAGGTTCAAAGGAAGGTTATTCACCACAATTACAAGATGCTTTAGATTTATTAGAAGAATTACTTGAAATAGAATTGACGGAGCATTTTAATGGAATTATCCAATCAGATAATTCATGGTGATTGTAGAAGAATATTAAAAAAGATATCTCCTGTTGCCTTAATTTTAACAGACCCTCCTTACGGAATAGATTATACAAAAACTCAAGGCACGAGACAGAAAGAGAAAAAAAGAAGAGAAATGAAGGGCGACAAGAAAATAATGGATTTCACTTTTCTTTTTAATAGACCAGAATTGAAGATTATATTTGGAGCCCAAAATTTTTGGTTGCAAATACCTACTCGCGGAAGATGGTTATGTTGGGATAAAAGAGTCAGACCAATTGCAGATGCTGCGATTGGTTCTGCTTTTGAACTTGCTTGGATAAGTAAAAAATCAGGCTATTATAAAATATATAGAATTATGCACGGTGGATATGTCAATGCAGATACTGATTATCGTAATCCAGGAAAATTTAGGAGATATCATCCTACACAAAAACCAATTAAACTTATGGCCGCCATTATCAGAGATTTCTCAAAACCTGGTGATACCATACTTGACCCATTTTGTGGTTCAGGTTCAACCCTTATAGCAGCAGAGCGAGAAGGTAGAAAATGGATTGGAATAGAAATCAATGAAGAATATTGTAAGATAACAAGAAAGAGAATAGAAATAGAAAGAAGAAAACCAAAACCTCTTATATAAAAGAAAGATAATGGAATTGTACAGAAAATATAGACCAAAGACTTTGGATGAAGTATTAGGTCAAGACCATATCATCAAATCGTTAAGGATTATGATAAAAAAAGAAAAGATACCACATGCGTTATTATTTGCTGGACCAAGTGGTTGTGGTAAGACCACTTTGGCGAGAATACTTAGAAGAGAATTAGGATGTGGCAGACATGATTTTAATGAATTGAATTGTGCTGATGTCCGAGGTATAGAAGAGGTAAGAAAGATAAGACAACGAATACAACAAGTTCCTATAAGTGGCAAATGCAGAATATGGTTGATAGATGAAGCTCATAAATTAACAAACGATGCTCAAAATGCTTTTCTCAAAATGCTGGAGGATACACCGAAGCATGTTTATTTCATGTTGGCTACCACCGAACCTCAAAAATTATTGAAAACAATAAGAACAAGATGTACTGAAATTACCGTCAAAAGTCTTTCCAAAAAATTGTTAATCAAATTGATTATTGATACAGCCAAAAAAGAACATAGAAAAATATCAAAAGATGTTATTGATAAGATGGTAGAAAATAGTTATGGTTCTGCTCGTAAAATTCTTGTCTTTCTAAATCAAATCATAGATTTAGAAGGTGAAGAGGATATGCTCAATACCATAGAAGAAACGACAATGGAAATACAAGCAATTCAAATAGTAAGAGCTTTATTGAATCCAAAAACCAAATGGCCCGAAATGGCTAAAATACTAACAGAAACGGAAATGGATGAACCGGAACAATTAAGATGGATGATTTTAACCTATTGTAAGAAGGTTTTATTAGGAGGAAAAAAATTAAGTGGCCGAGCATTTGATATAGTTCAAGCATTTGAAGATAATTTCTTTGATTCTAAATATGCTGGGTTTGTTGCTACTTGTTACAAGATTATTGAAGAAACTTAAAAATTCTCTAATGTCTTGCTTGAAATTGACGATAATATAATGTAAGGAGACAAAAATGAGTAAACAAAAAAGTCTAACTGCTGAAGATGAAGAATTTGATTTATTGAAACCAGATAGGACCCGATTGGATGAGGAATGGGTTAACCAACCTAAAATGGTTTTCGATTACATCATTCGATTGGAAGAAGCCAGGGAAGCATTGGATGAAGCCAATTCCGAATTGAAAACCGTACATGCTGAATGTGATAAAGATATAAGAGCAAATCCGGAGAGTTATGATTTGCCAACCAAAACAACCGAAACAATGATAAAGAATACCATAATGCTTCAACCCGAATATAAGGCTGCTGAAAAGGAATTCCTAAATATAAAACATGAAGTAGGTATAATAGGTGCGGCCGTTTCTGCCATGGAACATAGGAAGAAAGCACTTGAAAATTTAGTTTATCTTTACGGACAAAATTATTTCTCGACTCCAAGAGCATCCGATGAAGATACAAAAGCTGTTGTCGATGAAATGGAACAACGCAGAGCAAAGGAGCGAAGACAGCGAGGGCAGAAGGGTAAAAAGAGGAAAAGAAGGGGAGACAAGGATGTTGAATGATATTATAGTGATAATAATTGCAACCATCGTACTTCCATTAGTGGTTTATCTATGTATGAAATTCGGAACTGTGGCCTATTATAGGGCTAAAGAAAATATGGAAAAATCGAATAAGGAAAGTTAAGGAGAACATGAAATGGCAAGCTCGAGAAAGAAGAAGAAAAAGAAGAAGGAAAAGAGAAGCGTAGCAGGAGCAACAAGACGTAGGAGAGAAGAAGCGGAAAGAGGTATGGCACCTTCCTGTTTTGAACTGCCGGAAGATACAGACCGTTTCGAACTCAAATCTACTAAATCCATTCGGGTGGACCTAATACCCTACGAGGTAGGTGAGGGAAATCCTAAGGCCGATGCAGGTGAATTATATTGGGAGAGAACATATTACATTCACCGCGGCGTAGGACCAGAACAAGAATGGATTGTCTGTCCAGCACGAACAGCCAAAAAGAAATGTCCTATCTGCGAATTCATAGCCAAACTACAAAAGGACCCGGAAGCGGATGAAGAAACCATAAGGGCACTAAGACCAAGTAAAAGAATGCTGATGAATGTGGTTGATATGACAGACGACGAGAGAATCATCAAGATATGGGACATCAGTCATAATTACTTTGGTCGGGCAATGGACGAAGCTTTGGAAAGCAGCTATGAGGATGATGATGACAACATGGATAATTTCTGCGACTTGATAGACGGTTCTTACCTCAAGCTCGTGGTGGAGAAAGGCTGGCAAGGCAAAGGATTCTCCGTAGAAAGAATCGACTTCAAATCGAGAAAAGAAGATTTGGAGGAAGATATCCTGGAGGATTCGCATTGTTTGGATGATTTGCTTATCATAAAAGACTATGATGAGTTAAAAGAACTCCTATTGGCCGGCGAGGAAGAGGAAGAGGAGGAGGACGAAGAACCGAAGAAAAAGAAGAAGAAGAAAAAGAAGCGGAAAAAAGAAGAAGAGGACGAGGATGAGGGAGAAGATGAGGAAGAAAATGAGGAAGAAGAGGAAGAGGAAGAAGAACCGAGAAAAAAGAAGAAAAAGAAGCGGAAAAAAGAAGAAGAGGACGAGGATGAGGATGAGGACAATTGGGACGATGACAACTGGGATGAAAATGAGGAAGAAGAGGAAGAGGAAGAAGAACCGAGAAAAAAGAAGAAAAAGAAACGGAAAAAATCATCTAAGAAAAAAAGACGGTAACGAGTTTTTCTCCCCTCCGCAATTAGGGGTCGCTCACTTACACGGCCCCTGATTGTTTTTATAATATGAAAACAAAAGAAATTAAAAAAATGCCTAAAAAGAAAAGAAAAAGTAAAAGATTAACAATCAAAGATTTTTTAAGCACAGGTAGTACACTTCTCAATCTTGCCTGCACTGGTAAACCTAATTGTGGATTTGCCAAAGGCAAGTATTATTTCATTGTTGGTGATTCAATAAGTGGTAAAACATTCTTATCACTTACCTGTTTGGCTGAGGCAAGTATCAATTCTAATTTCGATGATTACAGATTTATCTATGATAACAGTGAAGATGGAGCAATGATGGATGTCGCCAAATTCTTTGGTGACAAATTAGCAAAGAGAATGGAACCTCCTGGAAGAGCTTTTGCTCAATCAGGACCAGAAGCCCCGATTTACTCCTCAACTATCGAAGAATTTTACTACCATGTGGATGATGCTATTCGAAAGAATAGACCCTTCATTTACATTTTGGATTCTATGGACAGTTTGAGTTCCAAGGATGAGGCTGATAAATTTGATGAAGCAAAATCTGCTTATCGAAAAGGAAAGGATGCCGCTGGCAGTTATGGTGTCAGCAAAGCCAAAGAGAATTCCATGAAATTGAGGAGGATATTGACACCACTCCGCAAAACAGGTTCCATTCTCATTATTATAAATCAAACAAGAGATAAAATAGGAGGGTTTGGTTTTGAAAAGAAAACTCGGTCGGGGGGTCATGCTCTAAGATTTTATGCAACGATAGAAATGTGGTCATCTGTAAGGAGCAGAATATCAAAAACCATTAAAGGTAAAAAAAGACAATTGGGAGTCAAGTGTAAAATAGAAGTAAAGAAGAATCGAATAACAGGGAAGGAAAGAATAATATATATATCCATATATCATTCCTTTGGAATAGATGATATTGGTTCCTGTGTTGATTATTTGATTGAGGAGGAAGCCTGGGAACAAAGAGGCAAAATAATAAAAGCAAAAGAATTTGATTTCAAGAGTACAAAAGAAAATCTGATAAGACATATAGAAGAAAATGAACTGGAAATGGATTTGAGAGAAATTGTCAGTGATGTATGGAACGAAATCGAAGATGCTTGTACCGTAAAAAGAAAAAAGAAATATGAATGAATTATATATCACAGTCATTCAATTATCAGGAGATTCCTATTTTTGGGTATTGAGGAATGCTCATGAATATGGAAAAATACTTGCCTCTTCTCGTCTTATTGGAGCAAGAGAAACTGTCATAACAGAAGCCCATATCCTATCAACAAAATTGGGATTGCCCGTTCCTACTATAGAAGAAAGATAATGAACGAAAAGATAGTCATATTAGATTGCAATTATCTTTGTCATCGTGCCAAGCATGTGTTTGGTGACTTGAGTTTTAGAGGCTCCGCTACTGGAGTGATTTATGGTTTCCTAAGAGATATTAGAAACTATCAAAGAATATACGATACCAATCATATGGTTTTCTGTTGGGATTCTAAAACCAACAAACGAGAGAAGATATATCCATTATACAAAGCTCACAGAAAAGATAAATATGCAGGGATGGGTGCAAAGGAACGTCGATTTGAAGGTGATTTTCAATCTCAAATGAGGTTACTTCGTAGTTCTTATCTTCCAGAAATTGGTTATAAAAATATATTCATTCAAGATGGTTATGAAAGTGATGATATTATTGCTTCTGTTTGTTTCAATCTGGCTTTGACAACAACTGAGGTTGTTATAGTATCCAGCGATAGCGACCTGTTTCAACTTATAAGTCCTCAGATATCTATTCACACTCCACAGAAACAGAAAAAAACGATAACCTTACAATCATTTTTCTCATACTATGGTATAGTACCTTCACAGTGGATAGAAGTAAAAGCAATTGCCGGTTGCACCACTGATAATATCAAAGGGGTAGAAGGTGTAGGTGAGAAAACTGCCATCAAATATATAAGAGGTGAATTGAAAACCAAAAGTCAAGCCTATGCCGCTATCAAAAATAGTACAAAAATCATTAACAGAAATAGAATCCTGGTGACATTGCCGTACGAAGGAACTGATATTTATGATGTGATAAAGAAGGATGAATTCTCAAGAAAAGGATGGAAGGATGTCTGCAAAAAATT